GGGGTGTCCTCTTTTGCGCCCCCCCCCCCCCTTTCTTATGACTATCATTTCCCGACAGCCCCTTTAAAATACTTATAAAATCTGCTGTTTTAGTGCTTCCTGTAACACTTGTGAAAAGTTTATATTTCTTTCAAGTGCCGCTGCGTTTAACCAAGCCGGTAATGTCACTGTTCTATTTACAGATTTATTCACATTGGCATTTCTAATACTTGGCATATAAACATCCACCAACACAGCTCTTTCATTATCCTCTAATTTCATATCACACAACCTACTTGCAGGTGGTATAGGTTCTCCGTCCTCTTCAAGTCCGTTAAGTACACATCCCAGTAAATCTCTGGCGGATAAAAGTGCATCTTTTTCATCTACTCCGCTTGTAGCACAATCCAAATCCGGAAATGTTACTGCTATCTCTTTTCCTTTCTCATATGTAAATATAGCAGGATAATAATATCTATCAACTTTCTTCATATAGCTCTCCTTATATAAAAATATGTAAATCATCAAGAGGGAAGCCCCCAGCCAGGGTTATTGAAACTTTAACCCTGACTGTCTTTCAATGCTTCTGAGTGTTTTAGGTGGTATATCCTTGTCCGGATGCTTAACAGTTGTTCGCCCTTTTTTAGTTGGGTGCTTAAACTGTAAGTGACTTGTTCCGGTTTTAGGTAATTCATACCAACCATCTTCTTTTAGCATTTTTATCACTTCCCTTGATGAGTAACTTTTCATTTCTTACCTCCTTATGACTATATAATAACACATATAATTGTATTTGTTAATAGGAATTACACATATTTTTATATTTGTTATAGCTACATCATGAGGTATTCATCAGTTTTCATGAAGTCATCAACGGCTGTTCTGTACTTCTCCGGCACTTCATCAAGTGCCATAAGGCCGTGTTTAATCCTCAATGCGTAAAATCTCACATATACTTTTATTTTCTTCTTACTCATTGCCTTCTTCCTCCTCATCGCTGTTCATCAGTTCAAGCATCATATTTGATAGGGCATCTATACGACCTGTTAGATTAGCTTCAACCTGCTCTACTTTATCCATTGCTCTGAACATGAGTAGAGCTTGTATCTGTGTAATAGCTCCAAGCTCATTTTTTATAAAGGTAGTAGTGATGCCCTGCAGCTTCAGACCTGTTACAGTATCCTCGCCGCCGTCACTTTGCACTGTCATGATTACAGTGTTTGCATCTGTAAGCTTGTCCTTAAGCTCATCAAGCTTTGCAAAATTATCAATTATTGTGACAAAAGTATCGCCGTAGTGCGTGCTTACCTCTATCTCCGTCTTGTCTTTTAATATTAATTTGCTCATTCTTAGCCTCCTAATTAATTAATTCTATGTTATTAACAACAACAACTGCGTACACTCTGCCCGCTGAGTACTCATGCACAATATTTCCCAGCATAATATAGATAAAGTGATGCCCAGAACTTGCCGAAATATCCAATGTTAGATATTGCTGAGACATATCTGTTTGATTTCCAGCCATCACTCTGGTCGACCTCATCGCGTGAGTTGCATATTTTGACCTTTGCCCTAAATCTCTAACCAACGCTCCGCTCTCGCTATGATAGCTCTCTCTACCGGCACTGCTGACGGGTGTGACCCCTATCTCTAATTCAATTCTTGCAGTTTGTGACTCCGTACCGTCTCCCTCAAAAGAAAAGACCTTAAATCCAACTTTTAGGTGTTTAAAAGGTGATAAATTTATAGAATTTGCAAAAACACGACCCACATCTTGGGCACTTTTCGTATTGGTTTTTCCTGTATACCCATTTATAAATTTCAGGCCGCCATCTGTTACCCCTTGGTATCTATACCCAATATAAGGGCTTTTTAAAGCTTGGTATCTTTCAATACCATTAAGAATAAAACCTTTATTCGCCACCCCTGTCAGCAATCTGCCGTCAAAGGTGGCTGCCCTAAAAGCCTGGCCACCTGCTCCATAATAGGCCATAGTACCTGTGATACCATTAACATTGACATTTTGTCTTATATTCCATGGCTGTAAATTCGGACTGGGAAGAAAAACATAATTTGCGCCTGCAATAACATGGCTATTTGGTATCTTAGTTACAATTCCCCTACCTCGTCCAGCATATGTGTCGTCCCATACAAATCCTTCATTATTTAATGCCGATATGACATCTCCTGTATAGCATACCCAATATGGTAAATTACCTTGAATACCTAATACATTTGTACCATTCATCATTTTATCTGCCCTAATTCCGATTGCATTTGCCAAATCTTGATAATTCACTTCTACGATAGGAGCATACTGACCTGAATTAGGATAGTAACCCTGTGGAAATCTAAACCCAATTTTTTTAGGGTTTGTCCAACTAATATTAACTATTTCTGTAGTCATATTTTCGTTCGGCTTAACGGGGATTTGTCCTCTTTCATCACAGGTGACGGTATCATCAAGAGTTTTTTCTGGACGATAGTTTACTCCTGCTTTTACAAGCTCTCTTGATACCCTTACCCATGGATCCCATCCTTGACTACCACTCTGATCATAATATCTTACATAAGCACTTTCAGGTATTCTTGTTACATATACATCTTTACCATTAAAATTTTTAAATAACCAAAATTCATCTCTTGAGTCGGTATCTGATTTTTTAGGAAAAGTTCCATTGAAATTCACACCATTCTTACTAGTTGCTGTTGAGCCTTCCAAAAGTTGATATTGCGTAGCATCTCCTAAGATATTGGCATCCATTTCTACATGTGGAATACCATCATCCCTTGTGTAGTATGCACTTCGCTGTGGCAAATGCATATAAAAAGCATTTCTATTTTTGTCTAAGCCATACTCGTCAGTTCTTGTCATTGTATAATTATTTTGTGATGTATCTACTACCTGAATTGCTCCCTCAGCAGCTTCATCATCACTATCCGTAGTGACCGTCTTATAGCCCTGCAAGACATGAGCTTTGCTGGCAGTCACATCATCAGATGTAACTCCACCTACTCCACCCCTTAAAAGTATCGCCTGTGCCATATTACACCCCCTTTATAAGTAGCAAGATATCAGTTTCAGGTTTTTTTACAAAGCAACTTATTACTATGTAACCATCATACGTATCTATCCTGTCTACACAACTCCAAGCCTTTTTTATAGCCTTTACTCTCGCACCATCTTTCGCCATAAGCCCCATCTTAGATACTGCATCGGCCGTAGATTGATAAGCCGCTCTTGACCTGTTCGCCGAGTCCATAATTGCATCTTGCAAGCTCTTTGTCTTCTCTAGATCTCCCGTAATCAAATTAAGTCTTGCTTGTGTTTCAGTATAGGTATCAGCCAATCCTATGATTTCCTTTGCGGAAAAAGCTAGCCCTGCTGCAGCCGCAAGCTTTAAAAAGCTTTCCCTTAATTTCTTAACTACCGCATCTGTCTGACTAGCTGCTTCACTAACACTTTCTTGGCTTTCTACAGATGTATTAAGCTCACTGTTAAGCTATGTAAGGCTTGCTCTTGTCTCTCTCAATACCGTCGTATCAATTTGATTTGTTGATGTGGATTGCATTTGTTCAAAGCTGTCAATACAAGTGAGCAAGGCTGAATTCATTCTCCTTAACACACTTGACATACCGTCTGTCAGTACAAGTTGTGATTGTATTGTAGCCATTATTCAGCCTCCTATCTCTTGATTTTGCTTTTCTGCTCATCCGCATGTTTCTTGTCGTTCAGAGCTTTAATGTCAATGGCGGCAATCACAAAAGCCATTTCTTCTTCCGACATCTCTATAAATTCCGTAGGTTTCCAGTGGAATTTATGCAGACAGTAGTAAGCGTAATTAGCTTCAGGATCACCGCCGTTAATTAGTTTTTTGCTTCTTCAACCAAATTTTCTTCATCATCAAAGCCGTTTGCTTTCATGACTGCTGTTGCGTAGTCCTCAAATTCTCCCGGTGTAAGCATAGTCGATATAAGCTCTTCTGCGCTCATAACACCATAGCTGTCTTGTAGCTTCTTGTCCTGCAAATCAGGATATACCGTAGTCCTTACACACAATCTTGCAAGATATAGCTGGGAGTTAAACTCCTGCGTATACTGCCCTTTCTTGCCTGCTACCGCAACTGTTGTCATGCACCCTTTTCTTATTCTTGCATTCTCAGTTGCTGTAATGCAGCAAATTTCCCAAGGGATCGGTTTGCCTTTCTCGTCTACAATTCTGCTTGTAGCAGGATATAGGGTATTCTCAACCCTCTTTACATTTTGCGCTAAAAAAGCACTTAAATCTCTACTCATGTTCTAAATCTCCTTTTACTGCATACCTTTAAGCAATGAGAAGCTTTCAGGCATTTCCCAGTCATCAAATGTTCCTTCAATATCCTCATCAAGTGTCTCTGAATCCACATCAAACTTTGTAAGTATTCCGCCCTTACTGAGACATCCTTTAAGGACAATCGTCTGTCTTCCTACTGAAGCCGTCGGGTCCTCATTTGTAACCTGTATATCAAAGCTTGGAAGTCTTCCGGAATTCTTATACTCAAGCCACATATCTCTAAGCACTGACTGGTTGAAATGTGCTGTACCTTTCCACTCTCCTGTCCATCCACTAGGCTTATTTCCCTTGCCTGTCTTCCCAAGAATAGGCACCTCTACCAGATTTATCTTCATGCTTGCCTCAAAAGAATATAACTGCATAAATTTATATCTTTTACCGTCTGCAAGCGTTACATATGCGCTGGCCTGTGCTCCTGCCAAGGCATCCAAAGCATTCATAATTGAATCGTTCATCTGTATTCCCTTTCTACGCTATGATTACATTCAAGTAAAGCTTTGTCATAGCATTTATAATATCTATTCCGTTTATGGTACAAAGGACAGACTTCTTATCATCTCCCTGAACCACCTCAACCGACTTAGTATCAAAGCTTTCTATAGCACGAAGCTTTTCAAGTTCTTGATGTATCTTGCAAATATCATTCCAAAGACTGATTCTTCCTGCATTGTCGTTAGGCACTACGCCTAAATATCTTGTATTGAATAGTGCAGCTATATCATTTGCTATCTGATCTATTACCCTGATAGTCTGATTCGAACTGAACATAGAATCCTTATCGACCTTAAACGACACAAATGAATTGATATCTTCAAGAACCCTCACATCACCGTTTACATTGTGCAAAGTGAACTTACCTTGCTTAATAGCTGTCTCAAGCTGTGACTGCTTATAATCCGTGACAACCTCATATTCTCCGTCATACACGGCATTTGTCAGGCTCTTATTTACTTCACATCCTGCCTCTGCTCCTGATAACCAATACACCAAAGAATTTTTATCCGTTCCAACTACATCATTGTTTATAGATATAATTCCTTCATAGTCACTATCAGACTTATATACAACTGTTTGAAACTTTAACCCAACTTCATCCCTAAGTCGCTTAGTATACGCCACAAACAGCTTTGTTATGGTGCTGTCGATAACGGGGCAGCATAAAATGTTAAATGAATATGCCTCAAAAATCTCTAATGCCTTTGTATATATCTCTCCTGTAAGATTACTTCCGTTAGCACCTCCGCTAAGTGGCATTCCCGCTGTAACAGATAATGTAGCGGAACTTTTAAAAGTTACATATGCATTATCCTTTAGCCCTGCCATATTATCGACAGTCTGTGTATCCACTAAAGCATTATCGAGATATGTGCTCACATCAAAGGTGCTTGGCTTATCAACATTTGCACCTACTACTATCTTAATATCATTACCTCTTTTACCTACATACTTAGCCGTAGCAAGTGTATTACTTGCGGCCGTTGCGTCGGCAGATACAAGCCTATATACAAGTACCTTAGTCGCGTGCAAGAAAACCTCTCTAAGATTACGCATGCGATCGTCATCTACTCTGTAGCCAAAGAGTTCCTTTGATTTTGTCATAAAGTCTTCTCTGCTTACTTCAAAAACTTTTCCCGTTTCTCCAAAATCAAGAGCTATCGGCAGTGCCACAATGCCCCTACTTAAAAGTGCGGCATTCGCCTTTTTAGCATTTGAAAACACTGTGTAAGCTCCGGGCAATACCTTATCCTGCCTTGTCCAAATACCACCACCTAATGCCATTATTCCACCTCTCTTTTCAAAAATTCATCAATAAGGCCGTCAACTTCACCTATCGTGTAAGCTGTATCATCGTCAAGGATTACATCAAGTACATCTCCATGTCCCAAGTATCTTGAAGATGCTTTAATAGCCTCTTTTGTGTGTTTAGTTAAATCAATCTTTTCTTTTCCCAACTTAATTACCTCTGTTCAAAGATATTTGTCCCATGCTATCAGCGTTTTGATACTTAATTGTGCTGTAGTTGTATGAAACTCTAAAATGCAAAATACTGTCTACAATTTCAAAAGACTTCTCTACGGCTCGTATTGTATCTCCTGTTGAGAGCTTAATGACGGACAGCGATTCCGACAGCTTATCACCCATACAAATACAATCTTTATTCCCATTCTTTGGGAGATATATAATATCAAATGACGATATGACCCTATTTAGCTCTCCTGTTCCCCTTTTTAAATAGTCGGTATTGATAAGTCTTACTAAAAAATCACCGTCATTTAGCCCTTGCTCAACCTTATCTATGTATATGCTTGAGTCGGGCGACACGCTGTCAAGCACAACTGTGATAGCATCCAATACTAAAGATAAGTTAATTTCCGCCACTTAACGCCTCCATAAGTTTTTTCTTTACTTTTCTTTCTAACAGCTTAGGTATTGCATTTTTTAACTTTTCTTCAGATATAGTGAGCATAAGTTGTGGTTCTACATATCCGCCGTTTCTTGTTCTATGGCCGAATTCAACATAGGAAGCATATTCAACCGGATTTATAATAGTTACCGTATATATATCGCCTTCTTTAACAACGTTTATATCTGCTACCGCACCCCAGCCCCTTCTTAGGGTACCGCCAACTTTTCCACTCCCTGAAGGATACTTGCCCACAGGAGTTCTCCTCACAACCAAACTTAAAAGTCTTGCTGCAATTTCCTTGCTGCATTCAGTACAAAAAGCATCCATATCAATATCTTTAAGGCTTTGTATCTTTTCCTGAAGGTTTCTAAAGGCCTCAAAATCCGCTCTGCCCCAACTTGCCATTAAGCATTCTCCTTTTCAAGCTCCAAGGACACCTCCTGATGTGTCTCATATACGGCAGGCACGCCGCTTGATACATAGTCAGTGGTTGTACCGTTTTGAGTAATTCTAAGCTTAGATCCTGGAGTAATTTTGATTTCAGGAGCAATAAATAGCTTAATAGTCTGTTCTATATTTGACACTGTATCAGTCTGATTCGCTGTGCCGGAACTACTGTATGACAACCTGCAAGGCTGATTACTTAATACCGCTATATCTTTCAATACAGTAGCCTTAGTAACCTCATCCTTTACCTTTCCTTTTTTCAGTATGTCACAGAGTCCTCTGTATCTGCTTTCTACAGCTTTCCTTGCTTGTTTCCATGCGTCTACCATCTGAATCTCCTATAGGTGATAAATTCATCTCTACCATAATTCAAAAGGTAGTCAATAAAGCTATCAAGTCTTTGCTCATCAGTCTTACTGCCTTCTCCTACTGCAAAAGATATATTTGTATCGCCTTCTTGTATCTGCTTAATAGCTGAATCCAGATTAAAATTTAAAAGGTCGTTAGGAGCAAATGTCTTTTTCGACATAAGGAACTCACCAACGACCATATTAATTGCAACATGTATAAGACCATCAGGGATAGCAGAGATATTGCAATCGTTCTTTATAGTATTTTCAACCTTTTGCATAGCAAAGTTTATAGCAATATCATCACTATCTTTTACTGTATAGCCTAATGACTGCAATCTCTCCTTTATCCTTTCAAGCATATTACCCCCTTGAGATAATTCTTGCTATCGGAATAGCTTTATGAGGGATTGTCTTATTATCGCTCTGAACAAGTGACCAGTTCAGACCGTTCTCAAGTTCGGCATTGGTAGGGCTGTTTGTGGCCTGACTAGCCTTAAGGTATGATATACCTGCTACACTTACAGCATTTCTTCTTCTTGAAATAAGAGTGTCCTCTCCGCCGTTTGTCTTGGCGTCTCTGATCATCTCATAAGGAATCTTAGCTCCTACATCCTCAAGACCGATTGCACCCTCTCCAAGCACGTAAGATGTGTAAATTGACACGTCACCGCCTGTAGCACCTGCATTCTTAACCTCTACCGGCATAGAGTCATCAACAATTACAAGTCTGCCGTTCCATGTACCCATTCCGAGGTCTCTCTCTACGCCCTCAACATCTGTGTACTTTAGATAAGCCAAAAGCTTAAGGTTCTCAAGGTTTGTTGCTACTGTAGAGTGGCATACAATTAAGCTGAACTTCTACTTATTGTCTCCACAAGCCTTCTGAATAGCACTATTAAGTGTAGTAGCACCAACAATCATTGTATCATCTGTCTTCTTGTTCTCGGTAGAAGCAGAGATGTCAAGTGTATGTGCGTCTACAAAGGCCTTGTTTGCGGTCTTTATAGCACCTGTTCCGGTTGCACTCATTCCAAACACGCCCTTAAGTATTGATAAGAGCACATCCTGATCTACTCCGTTCCAGTATGTCATAACCTGCTCTCTTACATTCGCCATGAAGTCAACTCCGCCTGTCACATCATAGCTAAAATCTGCCTCAGTCCATCCCATCATACGTCCGTAAGTAAATACACCCTGCTCGTATGTTGTAGTACGCTCAGGAGTAAGATTTGTTTGGCCGTCATAATTCTGTGCATTACCGCCTATTCTGCCGAAATATGGCAATACGGCATACACCGTGCCTGTCTGAGTGTTGTTCTTAAATGCATCCGCAAGACGTGGATCACTAACAACTGCCTTTGACTCTCTCAACTTATTAAGCTTTACATTAGGAATTGCAGACATATAAGCGCCAAATGCTTTTTCGTTAAAGCTCTTTGCATCAAATTTCATAGTAATTTCCCTTTCTGTTATCCGATATCCGGATTGTTCTCAATATAACTTGCCAGCTCTTCATAGGTCATTCTTGACATATCTACTTTTCCGGTAGTAGTTTCTTTCTTTGCTACTCCCGGCTGAAATCCCTTGAAGCTTGGCTTTGTTGCTACAGCTTCCTCAAATAAATAGCTATCAGACTTCTTAAGAGCTGTTATCTGCTCCTCAAGTCCTTTTATACTGCCATCATCCTGAAACTCTGCCTTGTCAAGATCCTTGATAAGTGCCTTGACTGCTGTTAAATTCTTTGCCTTAGAACTGATTAGTGCAGACTCTAACGCACTATTGATTTTCATCTGCCTGATTTCCGCTGCATGTGCTTCATCTTTTGACTTATTCTCTGCCTGAAGGGTAGCTATCTGCTCTTTCATTGCTTCAACATCACCTGTTGAGTTTCTTAAGGTTTCAAATTGCTTATCCCTATCGGCAATATCAGTCTTAAGCTTATTCTTTTCATCTACAAGCTCCTTAAATCGCTCATAAGGCACATAATTCTTAAGCTCTTCACTGCTTGCCTTTTCACATTTGCTCGCTAACTCTTCATCAATTCCAAGTGCTATAAAATCTTCTCTTTTCATGTTCTCTAATTCCTTTCATACATTTTTTAACGTGGTTCAATCCACTTCTTTTCTTTGTTCTTTATCGTCTGCAAAGACCTAAAAGACGGCAATAAAAAAGCACCCGTTAAGGTGCTTTAAAACTTATTTCTATTAAGGTCTGCTTATACCGCAAATGTTCCTTTCTTAAACTCTTCAAGTATCTTTATCTCTCCAAGTTCTCTTAGCCTATCTTCTACCTTTTGAGAGCTCTCTTTCAACTTAATGCATCCCAGACTCTCGGAGATAAGTGTTCTTATTTCATCTTCATTTTTTCCATCTTTTATCCAATCACTAGGAATATATACCATCATAGTACCCCCATTTTCTGCATTGCACATGCCAAAATATTACTATATATTATCTGTTGATTACCCGAAAGTGTCCAGAAGTCTTTTCCTATTGCTGATTTTAATTCAGCCTTTATCAGTGACCTATATTGCTTGTATCCCACCATGTTTTCGAACATCATATCAAGCAAATCGTCTTCATTTTGAGTTATATATGAGTTGTATTGAGAATAATAATCTATTGGCAATACAACTTTACTCATGTCTGAATGAAGATGCAACCACTTTGCCCCAACTCCATTCTGCCTATCCTTAAATGCAATCTTTCCGAAATCTTGAATCGTATTACAAGATGAGTACTTTGCGAGTAGTTTCAGTCTCGGCAAATTTTCAACAAGTTCCTGTGTATAAGACGGAGATAACTTAGCTGAAATTCCATACTTCTCAATTAAATAATGTGCGGATGATTCCGTAAATGTTTCCTCTAAACTTCTCCATTTTTCAACTATATTTCCGGATGAATCCATCCCATCCCATTCAAGTCCGTTAGCAGATAAATGGAAGGATTCATGGAAAGCCGTTTTAATTCTATAGTTCATAGAACGTGCATCATTTGAATTTAGCACATACTCGTCAAAATATAACTTGTTTCTTGTAGTCCTGCTCCCCAATCGGCAGTATCCATTATCTTGTATAGCCTTTATGTTGACAGGAATATTACTTCTATCTATTCCTAGATTATCTATCAATTTCTCAGCGAACTGTTTAATATCATTGTCTGATTTAATTCGCGAAACATTAGATAATCCTTTCATTACTTTGCCATTCATTTTAACATTTTTTGACAAAACATTCAAGAACTGGTTGGACCTCAGTTCCGTTACCCCATTCTCGTCACCGTCGTTTACAAACTCCTTCTCCCACTCCTTATAAGTCATATTGCCGTCAACAAAATAGTTCTTACCCTTGTCATTCCTTGCAACTCGTTCTCTGTCAACTCCAAGCTCTTCCCAGTCATCAAAATACGGTGCCGTAGTAGTTCTACAGTATGGGTGGAATGGCGGGGCTGTAACGCCTGCCTGATAGTCCTTCATATCAAATACTTTACCGTCAAGGCTTCTGCATATCTCAGATGTCTTGCTGTCCAATGTAGCCACAATCTCATACTTTTCAACATCAAGATTATTAAGCATATCTTTTTGAGCCACAGAACCAAAATAGGCAGACTCCGTCATTATAAGCCTGCCTGCCGCGTTGCTTGATACTCCCATTTTAGACTTTATCTCTTTTATAGCCTTAGCCGGGTCCGCTCCGGTAATTATATTTCTTGTTAAAGAACTGTGAAGCTCGCCTATCAACTTTTCTTTGTTAGTCCATATCCTCTTAGAAAAATTATAGCCGTCAACTGCCCAAGGCTTATTGATTATATTACTAAGTGTATTTTCATCAAGCCTGTCTACAGCAAACCCTACTCCAAAACCTTTCTGAAACTCAAAAGCCGTCCTATAGTACCTCTGTGAATATGCTTTTCTCATTGCGCTGTCTACGATATCTAATTGATTACCGTACAGTGCCTCAATGCTTTGCTGTGTCTGAAGCTTTAATGCCTCCAGCCTTGATACGTGAAACCTTGCTGACGCATTCTCAAGTTCTTTTGCCCACTGACCGCTGATAGAATTTTCTTTGCCGTGCTTTATATACTCCTCTACCGACCACTTAAGTTCTTTCATCTCTCCTGTGGTTAATAGCTTTCTAGCCTCTGCCATGGATATTTGATTGTTTGTTGCAAATCTTTGATACCAGGTATTTATTTTATCTTCAAGCTCTGTTTGAGCCTTTTGGTATATTTCCTCAACATCTCTGTAGGCCTCCATAGCTTCTTTATTGGTGGCACTTTCAAGCTGACCGAATCTGTTTATCCAGTAGTCTGAGTTATTCACATATCATCACCATCCTTAAAATTAGCATCCTCGGTATTGTTAAAAGCGCCATACTGCTCCTGTACTTGCTCTTCTTTTTGCTTCTTTATACGCTCAAGTTCCTTCCAGACATCATCTACCCAAGGGTGTTGTTCTATAATAGTCTCATCCGATAAGATGCCTACAGACTTAACGCAACTATCTATTGCCTCCGTCTCATTTATCAATATGTCTCTGTTAAATGTGATAGTAGCCTCTTCATCCTCAAAATCACCTAATCCCATATTGGATAAGTGTGCCTTCACAAACCACAGTAAATCTTCAAATGCTGCCTGCAACTCCGTCTCCATATCGTTTGCATCTAAGTCAATATCACTGTACATGCTCTGAATATTCATCTGATTAGGATTACCGGACATTCTATCATCTTTGGCATCATACCCCATGCCGTTTTCTATCAAGGCTTTCTTAAATATCTCTATAATAGCTTTATAGTTATCAACATTTACCTTAACTTCAAGGGTATCAACCCCACCTTTTTCGCTATCGTTACTTCTGACCTTAACGGCTCCGTACAATGCAAGCTTCTGCCTAAATTCTCCTAAATCTTGTCCGTCATAGTTCTTAATAACCAGAATAGTATTTCTTGCATCTTCCTGCATGTTGTTTTCAAAGTCCGAGAGCATTATATTGATACCGTCTTGGAGAGACTTAACTCTCTTTAGTAATGGTGTGCCGTCATGATATTTCATCGGCACTAAAGGTATCCTACCCCAGTTATAGTTTTCATTTTCAGTATTTACATAAGCGCTATATGGGATAATGTCATCACCCCTTATGGCTTCACCGTTTAATATAAATCTGTACACACCATCTGGAGCATATACCTCAACTCTTTCCACTTCAGTCTTAGTTCCATTGTATGTGTATTCATCCGTTTTGTATAATCGTACAGCCAGCCTTACTTTAGTCTTTTCATCATCTTCCCAAAAAGGTAATATCTCATATCCCAGAAAAACCTTAAAGCTTAGCTGTCCACTACCGTCATAGTGTGGGTATATCCATGCTATACCTGTGTTTAACATATATTTTCCTGCCATCTTTATATTTCTCATAAACTTTTTGTTAAACACCTGTTTTAAACACTCCAGATAGTCTTTATTGTCTGAGCTTACCACGAACGGCTGTCCAAGTAGGTAATTAGCTTTTTGATTAACAAGCTTCGCATACTGGTTATCTATGATTCTGTTATTTGGCAGATTGCTAACCTCCTGTAGCTCACCACCTTCACCTATCACCGTCCTTTTTCTCTTCAATATGTCTTGGGCTCCTTCATAGTACATTGCGCCTTTTAGCTGCATTACCCTATCAGGTGAAGACCTCCATATCAGCGTCTCATTCTTTAGAATACTTATCCCTGATATGCCTGCCATACTCTTTTTATTAAAAAATTGGCTGATTGCCAAAATTATTTTTTTTATGAAATCCACATTTTCACTCCCTTTTAATCAAAACTATACACAGAACCCATTGAGATATCCTCAAGAGCGTATCTCATTGCATCCATTAAGTGGTTAAAATCATCAATAGGCTTATTTATCATATTTCCGGTCTTACTGTCTTTTGCCCATGTGTAGTTAGATATTTCTGTAATAAAATTTACGCGAATACCGAAAAAACACGCAAGAAAATTAAAGCAATTATCACGCATTATGAGAGAATGACTGGCAGTCGTGATCCGATCCGTATTGCAAAGTTTGCTGGCATAGGCATAGCTATATGCCCATTAGGTGAACTATCAGGCTTTTATAAATTGATAAAACGCAAGAAATGGATATTTATCAATGAGGATCTGATGGATACAGATATGTTTAGAGTTGTAGCGGCTCACGAATTAGGGCATGCTTTTCTACACAGAACAAAAGAATGTGCATTTATAAAAAACCGCACCCTACTACTTACTTCGTGGGTAGAGCGTGAAGCTAATCTTTTTGCATCAGAATTGTTAATTCATGACTGCGAACAAGATACTATTGTATATCCCAAGGAATTGTTGGATATAAAGAAAAATTTAGATAAAAGGGGATAAAAATATGGGATTATTTTGATTTGGAGCTAAAAAGGAAATGAAGCCGATAAGGGCATTCCACTACGAGGGCATAGATGCCCTTTATACCGATTGTCCTTGCTGGATCAGAATGACTGATTCAGATTTTGAGGTAAAATCTGACAAGCCTGAGATTAATGTGAACCTGCCTAAGGATCGCATAAAATCAGTGTCTTGCTTAGATGAAGATAAATTCATGCAGAAGTATCATGGCAATGCAGCTAAGACTTCTAAGCTTACAAGAAAATACTTGGTTATTGAGTATACATCTTCCGCGAGTGAAAATAAGATGTTAGCAATGTGGATCTTGCATATGAGCGGTGATACTCTTAAGTTGATAAAAATGCAGAATGAATTTAAGCCTGCACAAACGGATATAACCTTATAATTAAAAAAGCCACCCGGTACACTAATACCAAGTGGCACGCATATACATTGTAGAGCTGTTACGCTTACAGTATACGCCATCGACAAGCTATATTGTACCACTGTAACAGCCGTTTGACAATGGCTGTTATTTTTATACCCAAAAAGGAGGTACATATATGGCGAAGGCTAAATATACCAAAACAAAGTCAGGATACTTTCGCACTAAAGTATGGGACGGTACATATAATGCTGATGGATCTAAGCATAGAATAGATGTTACATCTAAGAAGTCCAGTGCCGATCTGGAGCGTAAAGTAAATGAAATTAAGAATCGTGTAAGTCAGAATGACTTTATAGCTTCAAGTACAGAGACAGTGTATGATTATGCCCTTTATTGGCTTGATACTTATAAATCTGTAAAATCAAGAAATACATACTTGTCATACAAAAGAACCATTGAATATCATTTACAGGACTTCTATTCTCTTAAAATGCAATCCCTTACAAGAGGACATATAAAACAACTTATAAACTCAAGATTTGATAAGCCCAGAACTTGTAAGCTTATAGCCCTCGTTATAAAGCAAATTGTAAAGTCTGCTATAAAGGACGGTATTCTTGCCCCTGCAGCATTTGAGGTTATATGCACCGATATAGCCTTGCCTAAGTACACGGCAAAAAAGAAAGCTGTTATAAAGGCTGAGATACTTGATAGCATACTCGATATAGATTTTACAGACAGAGAAAAATGCTTTCTATACATCATATATGGCTGTGGCCTAAGACGTGAGGAAGCACTTGCCCTTACAAAAGATGATATAGACTTTGATACAGCTGAGATAAGTGTATCTAAGGCTTTATGCTTTGACGGAAACAATGCCTACATAAAAGAGCCTAAGTCTCAAAGAGGTTATAGGCGTGTGCCTATACCCGGATCTCTTATTGATTTCTTGCGAGCCTAAACACAAGTATCCGGATATAATCTTATCACTAAAAAGGACGGTAATATAATTACTGAAGGTAGTTACGTGAGAATGTGGAAATCAATACAGAATAAGATAGATAACAGTTTAGGCATTGGAACGTCAAAGAACCTTACAGCACATTCTTTCAGACATAACTACTGTACAAGGCTCTGATATCAAATACCCCTGATCAGCACAAAGATGATAGCTAAATTATTAGGAGATGATGAAAAAATGGTTATAGATGTATACAGTCATATTCTGGAAGAAAAGGAAGATTGTCAGTCTGCAATCGCTAATATTTTTGAGTAAATCTGTGCGACAAAATTGCGACATTATAGATTTTGCGACACTTTTGCGACATAAAATCGTCGCAAATTTTAGTCGAATCAAGGTACTGTAAAAACAAAGAAAAGTGGCTCAAACCCTTTAAAATCAAGGTTTTCAGCCACTTTTTAAATATCGGAATGACAAGACTTGAACTTGCGACCTCTTGACCCCCAGTCAGGATTTTTTAAGGTGCAAAAGCCTTGTATGTACTAACTTTCTTCTTATTATATTAGACTTTTATTAGACATTCAAATAATAAAAATCAGGCAAGGAATTAACTCCTTGCCTTTTCTCTTTTACTCTATGATCTCATACTTATCAAAGTCAGGAGTTTTAGTATCAAGCTCTTTTTTATACTTTCCGTCTGCATCTACCCAGTAGTATACACCATCTGCGGAATTTTTTATATAAGAATTACTGGCCATTGCTCCCGACTGAGTAAGATAATACGACTCTCCTGATAGCTCTACCCACTGTCCGCTGAGCATAGCTCCATCAGTGTTTAGATAATACCAAGTATCACCACTCTTAAACCACCCGGTTATCATATGCCCTGCTCCGTCTACCACATACCAGCGGTTGTCAATGTGTAGCCATTTATCTCTTTGAAGTATTCCTTCAAGTTCGTACATCCACCTGCCGTCAACTTTTTTCCATCCTGTAAAGCTATTCTTTTGGTGTAACTTGCAGGCCATATAGGCACACCAAGACACGAACTGCTGGCACCAGTAATTGCCGTTACCACCGTACCAATGACCGTATTTAGTATAATTTGACATGCCTGCATTCGCTGTTTTATCCTCAAGCATAGAATCACTTGCCTTCTCAAGGTACCCGATCTCCTGCCTTGCGACTTCTATAAGCTCCTCAGGTGTACATGTATCCCTGCCAAATAAAGGTGTGCCAAAACCATTTATACGATTTGTACCACCTACATCAGACTCTTTAAACTTATATTCTTTTCTAGCTACACCACCACCATTACGCTCAAAGGCCTTTGCGGATGTATTACCTTCTATTGTATGAATTATGTATAGTTGTCCAATTCTCTTTACATCTTCTACTATTCCCACATGCGCAACTCTGCCTTTTTCTGTGCTATAGAAGTACACAATATCCCCTACGTGCGGTGTTTTACTATAAGAGCCGTTTTGTACAAAGTAGCTTTTGCCACTTACTGTAAACTGAGTATATCCACCCCTTAACAGCTTTTTCCCAGATGCGAATGAGCTATCCATTTTTCTCTTCCTTTCTCAACTCTTCTGCGTTTTTCTCAACTCAACTAAAAAAGAGGGCCGAAGCCCTCACTACATTACTCTACCTCAGGAAGCCCGGCTATACTGGTGAGTATAGATAGTGCCCCTGCTACTACGGAAGCACTAACTACAAGCTTCCAATCTACTGTGCTTATAACTGATCCCGTACCTATCGTTGCTACTGCAGTCTGAGCGACCGTCTTTAATGCTCTGACTCCTGCTGCCTTTGCCCATCTTGTAAAATAACTATTCATATTATCTATGTCCTTTCTTAATCTCTTCAAATCTTTCTTTCATTTCAGATTTGATAATATCGTGTGCATCATCAATGTAATGATTTTTAATTTTATATGTTTCACAGTGCATGTTATACTTTGATACTACATCAAGAATGTATTCAAACTGCTTTTCCGAATAAACCCTGCCAAGCTTGATATTTTCAGCGAAGTTAATAATCTCATTTCGCATACCTACAGCCTGATACTCCTTGTCTTGCTTGTCGTATGCATTAAATCTAGACTCCATTTCACTTCTTATATCCTCTATAGACTGCGAATTTTTTTGCGTAGCCAGCTCTATACTATCAAGCTTCTTATATACCCCACGGTTGATTATTCCGCCTATGTACTTAAAAATAGTAGTCCAGGGATTAATTTTAACTGGGGCAACCTCTACCACTACACTCAATATGGTTAAAAAAGGGGTGATAGTATGTATCACCCTGCTAACATCTGATAAATCTTGTAAAAACACTGTGCTTACTCCTCGTTTGTGGCATTTGAAGGCGTTGCAGGATTCTCTTCTGTGCCACCCTCTACTATCTCCCACACACCAAGGTCAATAGCTACCTGCTTTACATAAGGCTTAAGCTTTCGTGGTACCTCAGCATAAGTACACTTGCCCTCAAGTATAAGATTTACATAAAATAGTGCTAAATTTTTGAACTTCATAGTTTTTGGTCTCCTTTCATCAAAAACAAAACAAATTAAATATCCTAACAAAATGTATAGCCTTGTACATAGCCATTGCATTATTGTTCACCATCATCTTTCATAGCTTCATCACTCATCACAAGGCTTGTAAGCTCCATAACGGTTTTCTCAAGCATATCAATGGCCTTTGCCTGCTTCTCCAACTCTTCTGCACTTATCATACCTGTTGCGTGGGTGACAGCAGTATGCTCTTTCTTGCTTGTGTCTACACTGTCTACGATATGCCCATCAGGTATCTCAAATGTAGCTATCTTGATATTCTTGATATCCGACTGCTCAGATATAGCCGCCAAGACATCTCCGTTAGTCTTATATACGACTGTGTATTTCATAGCATTTTCCTTTCTTTTTAATTTATAAATTCTATATGACTTATTCCAAAAATATCATTAGTTGCCCTCACGGCAACTCTTGACGTAACCTTATCCCCAGCTGGATTTATTACGGCAAAGCCTAATACAATTCTATGATGTCCTTGCAAATCTGATACATCTACATCAACGAAATACTCAGCACCTGTGGGTATATCCAATCCTCTGGTATCCAATAAGACCTTAGAGACTTGAGGTATTATTCTACTAGTCCCTGTTTTTTTCACCATATTAGGATTTACCTTTATTTTTGTATAAGGGTTGTATTCAGCATAGTGATTCGTTGATAATGCCCATACAACACCTACTAAATCCCCCATACTATTTACAGCCCCCCAGTCACCTCCATATGGGAATTTAAGACCTAATCTTATGGTTTTAAAAGGTGATAAATTCACTGAATGTGCCAAAGTGACTGACTCATTAAGTGTACTCATAGGAGCATACCAGTGTAACCCTGTATATCTAGTGTCAAATCTTATAATACCATCTCTTATTTCTGTTGAGGGTATACTATAGTTGTTCAAATCTTTCCCCAACCCTATGTTCGCCACCCCTGAAATTAGTACATTGTCAAAGGTGGCATTCCTAAAAGGGACTCTTCCTACACTGGGGTCTTCCATAGTGCCTGTGACTCCATTTACATTTACGCCTTTTCTAATATTTCCAGGCAAAAGGTTGGGACTAGGTAAAAACGCCCAGTTAGCACCCTGTATATAATGCCCATTCGGGATTCTTACGACAATTCCCCTTCCCCTGTTTGCATGCGTGTCGTCCCAAGCAAAACCTTCACCGCCAAGGGCTGTTATAACATCACCCGTATTGCAAATCCATCTTGGAATAGAACCTTCAAATTTAACTCCGTGTTGAGAAGTTGCTGTTTGTCCTTGCAGAACTGAATCCGCTCCTGCTGTGCCCAGATTAGTTGCATCTATACACGTATGAGGATGACCATCAGCTCTGTGATAGTAGCCGTTACCGTGAGGGAAATCTATCCAAAAAACCGGATTGCTTCTATTTGACCAATTGTCAATCCCGAATGCGGTAGATTTGTTGCTTCTATAATTACTATCTTGGGTGTTAATCATTTTGATGTTACCTGTAGTGCCCGCTATGGTAAGATTTGAAAGCATTTTATTTGGATCTACCCCGACCACATTAGCAAGGACTGCGTACGGTATGGATACATAAGGCTTCCACTGTCCAGTTTTACTGTAGTATCCCTCCTCCATTCTTGCTACAAAGTTTGACTCCCAATGGGCATTATAGAAGTCTATTGCAGCCATTCCATTTCCACGGTTGACCATCTCACCTTCCACTTTTACTCCAGTCTTGCTTGTAAAAGTACAGCCTCGCAATACCTTATCTGCTGTAGCATCTCCAAGTTTTGCGGAGTCTATACACGTATGAGGCTTATTATCATATCGGTGATAATATCCATTTCCATGTGGCATATCTATCCACATTCTTCCGAACTCATCAATCCCAAATGCATTAGATTTGTTAATATTATAGTTATTGTCAGCTGTGTTAATTGATTTTATAGTGCCTTCGACCACTTCATCATCACTGTCTGATGTAATTGTTCTATATCCTTGTAAAACTTGAGCTTTGCCGGCTGTAACATCATCTGATGTAACTCCTCCACCCGAACTTCCGGGTATTAAAATCTTACCCATATCACACCCCCTTTAAGCCGACCTTTATATCTGCACCAGGCTTTCTATAGGCATAAAAAATGACACTACCGTTTTTAGTGTCGCCATCAAAAATAAAAGAAAAGTTCTTTTCATACGCTTTCACAAGCCTGTCATTGTTTTGAATACTCTTATCAATCCTTTTTACTAAGGCAGGATTATCATCTGACTTGATACCAAATACAGCAACTTCCTGTTTATAAAAATCACCTTCAGCTAACCAACCATTCACTGTAAGAGTAACATCTATCACTCTTCCAATTTCTTCAGCCTTACCTCTAAGTTCCTTAATTGATTTATATATCCTGTTAAAAAGCCAATTAAAAAAAGCCGCAGGTGGCTTATATCCTGCCACAAAGCCTGTATTTTGAAGCGACTCAGGCGGTGCACTTCCTACAGCTTCCCACTTTGGTAAATCCTCATTAAACTGCATAATACTCCTTTCTATCTCAAAGGCAAAACAGGTGCGTTATCATCATCTCCCAAAATAAGCCCTAGATATCCTCCAAAACTGTTGTTCAAGTCTGCAAAACCTTTAGACTCGTCATATACATTCTCACTGCTGTCAAATTCAAATGTACCTTCAAAACCGTCCGTTATAATCCCGACACCTATAGGTAAGAGCTGCTTTATAAGCTGTATTGCCTGTCTGCTTGAAAATCCGCTGGAAACAAGAGTAGCAAGAGGTATTGACCTTATATGTACATTACCTCCTTCAGCATCATCAATCGCTAATTCACTGCTGTTATCATCCATACCCAGCATAGACCTGGCAACTCTTATAACAGAATTATAATTACCTGTTACAAGATTTTTACCGATACGCATATATAACAGGTATCTATATTGATTATCGTCTAAGCTACCCCTTAACTGACCTATCATGTTTCCAAAATGCTCAAGTGTTGCTCCATAGGCCTTTGTCAAATCCTTGGAGTTTTTTGTGTCACTGATGTCATTCATAAGCTTATCTATGGCAAGATGTCCTATCTCAAGAAGCTTGTAGTTATTGCTTTCTGGATCCTTCCTGTAGCAGTCGGGAAGCAAGTAAGATTTATTCATCAAACTACCTCCACGCTTATATTAGATACATCAATCCTTGCTATTTCCTGCTCCCCAATAGCAATATCGCTATTTCCCGGGTTTTGTCCAATTTTACATATTTTTAAGTCAACTACACTAACAACACCAGTAACATTATGTATATATCCGAAAACACTCGTATAGTATACATCGCTTCCGTTAGACAAATTATTTATAAAATTCGCAATGTTGTCTTTGATTTGACTAATACCTGAACTCTCAAAGTACTGATTAGTCTTAATTTGTATAGAGATTTTTAGCTCAGCTTTGGAAGTAGCAAAGAACTTAACAGTATGAGGCTTCCCCCATGCATCATATACAGTTCTTTCTATGTCACCAATGCACTGAATACCTAATGGCTTTTTATCAAAAATAGCCTTGGCAATTTCGTCATACTGACTCTCAGGGGCAAGCACATAGCATGCAAAGCTGTGAGGAGGTATACTCGAAGCGGTGTCACTGTTATTGTCTATAACCGATACACCGTCCACCAGAGGAACACGATAGATTGCGCCTTTAATAGCACTCTCCGTAGAACTTCCTGCACCGGCTAAAGAATTGGCAAATCGAATTCTAAAGTCCTTATCACTTTCAAGCTCTTCACCATTTTGAACGATCCTTATAAACTCTACCGAATCTATTCCCATTCTTGGGTTTTGAATGTCCAATCTCTCACCGTTTGAAATATTACCGACTACACCGTCGTCCACGCAGTTAGCAATTGCTACAACCTCTCCGTTGCTGTCTATTGTATAATCATTTACTACATAAAAACTCGTTTTATCGCTTTTAAGCAAAAAAGCTGACGGCACAGATTCTCCCACTGTTCCTTTTATTTTCACCTCAATTCTTGCTTGAGTTGCCTGATTTCTGCTTACTGCAGCAAAAGGCCCCAACCTGTCAAGGCTCTGACCTCTTGCAGTATTAGGAAAACTTGAATAATACAAGTCTTCCAAAGTCTCATAGCAAATATTTAAGTCAAATACGTTTATTCTTATAAATTTACCTAGAACAGACTCTTCCGATGTATCAATATCATCACCCAGAAGAACCTTAGCCCTGTTAATCTGAGCTTGTAAAATCTCATCATATGACGGCCTTACAAAACCCTTATCCGTAATACAGCTCAAATTACACCTCCATTTTAATCTCCTTGCCGTTAATACTCATAGTTATAAGCAAATGCCTGTTCGCACTGTCATCAGCAAATTCAATATTATCCACTGCAAGGCTGTTGTCTATCTGGTTTACGGCTTGTCTTATTTCATCTTTAATAAGTTGATAATTAGGGTTCTTTACAAATATACTTCTCTGATCCAGACCCTCTCTTTTATCAAGCCACCATTCTCCATAATTGGTTAGTAAAATCTGTCGTATCTTTTGAATAATGAGGTCGCTGCCTTCCACCATCTCAATTCTATTTTTATTTACTATCACATCACCTTTATCGTCTAATGAAAAGCATTTCATCACAATACCCCTACAACTACAGCGGATGATATCTCATGATGTCCGGGCCTTGGAGTAGTCATATTTCCACGTCTGGTTTCGCTTATATCCCTATCCGCACACATACAAAAAACAATATCCCCAGCTTGTATCTTTTTAAACTTTACGCATTCGTTTCCCGTTGTTTGGCAGATAAAGCTTTCATACTTACCACAACTTCTTACAATAGGACATGAGGTAATTAGCGCAGGCACGCTTGAATCTCCTCCTACAGCCTTATTCATGGCCAACGGCTGTATTGTAGCAATATCGCCGCTTACACTTACTACTTTAGCAATAAATCCGGTATGAACATTTAAAAGTGCCTGTTCTATAGCATCATTTATATACGTACTATTCGCCATTACCTTACCTTTCCGCCAAGCTTTCTAATCATTTCCAAATTCTGATCTGCGCTACCTCTATAATTTAATATACCTAAAGCTTCCGCAATCTTGACTCTATATGCAAAAGAACTGTCAGAGCCTACACTTGCCAATCCGTCAACGATAGAAACTCCCTTATACCTTGATAAATCAGGAAGTCCACTACTTTTATTTTCTGTGTTTGAATTATTTGTGTCTTGCTTAGGGCATTCTATCGCTTTTACCTTCGTCAAAAAATCAGAGCCATCATAGCTGTGATGCCCTTCTCTTACCCTATATCTACCGTTTACATTCTTGGACTTTATATTAAGTATAGACCCCGTGCTGATTCTGTGCTGTAATAACATAGCAACCTCGTATCCGCTTACTTTGTCTTTATATTCCTCCGCATTTATTTCTTCTTCAAACTCTGAAAGACTTATAAGACCCGTGTCCACGCTTAAAGAAAAATTGGTATCATCTCCCTCACCTATAGACTGCACATATATTTGACCTTTATTGATATACGCCGATACTCCGCAAACCTGCGCTTGCTTTTTTATTGTTTCCATGATGCCCGCGTCAACAGTTAAGCCATCTTTATATACAAAATCGCGCTTAGTAGAAAACTTGGCTATCGGCAGCCCTACCTTTGACAGCAAATCTCTTAAAACTGTTGATGCCTTAGAGCCTTTCGCATAAGCCAAATTCTCAATTTTCCTTTCAATCCTTTCTACACTGTCAATCACCTTTACTGTGGTAACCTTATCCAAATCATCAAATACAGTCTTTACATGAGAAATGAATCCACTAAGAATAATACCTGTATCGTCCTTATAGCCCGCAGTAAGTGTAACTTTCTCACCTTTTTTAATGTTCTGAATTGTAGTATCCGATAAATTATATAAGATAATTTCAGACTCATTCGCCTCTGTATCATCATCAAACTCAACATCAAACTCAAGATCCAAATCATTAGAATTTATAGATACATTGCCTGTTTGTACAATAATATTTCTTCTAAAAAGGGCATTATCTCCACCAGAAGTTTCAATATTAATTTCCTGTTCCAGCTCCATAAAAGACTTAATTATCCTTGAAGCTCTCCCTCTTCTCCTGATATTAACGTATCTGCTCATATCAATCCTTACCGTTATCAATAGTCAAAAAAACTGTATGTGTAAAATTATCCCATGTGATTTCCTTTTCCCCATCCGACTCATCAATAGGCTCTATTCTCACCATAGGAAAACTACCTGACCTGTATATGTCTCCAAAAAGTTCAACACCATAAATCAAAGCATCAATACCCAATACCTCATTACCTCTTTTTAACCTACAAGTAAAAAGGTCTGCCACCTTATTGTACGCAAACCTTAAATTGAACTTATCAGAGCCCAGAATGATATCAAATCCGTACGGTATTAATTCTTTTTTAATAGGTATTCTATCTCTCATATATCCTCCTAAGGAATCACCAATACCCAGCCGTCAAGTATCTTGTTCGGATCCTTTATTAAATCCTTATTAGCCTCAACTATCTTAGGGTACTGAGAACCGTTACCATAATAGCTTTTAGCAATTTTCCAAAGGCAATCTCCTTTTTTTACGGTATGCGTTCTTTTCTTCGGCTCCTCAGATTGCATTGTTACTGATTCTTGTACTTGCTGTAACCCAACATCCCCGGTAGTAGCAGTATAAGGGCTTGCAGCAATTCTTATTTCTGTAAGTTCCATAGTAAACTTTTCACCGTCTCTTATGCTCGCATCACTGTTGGACTTAAAAGCGGTTATAAGCATACTTGACAAGATATTCCTGCCTACATACTTCACTATCTCTGCATTTTTCTTCATCTGCTCTATTCGGTGTCTGGTATTTTCCCACTCATCCCCCACTATATAACCCGAAATACTAAGAGTTATCGGACCTCTTTTTGCATGGTCGGAAAGAGGAATGCCGCTTTCAACAGGATGAGAACTTACTTCAACGTTTTGATTTACTTCTTCCGTTTCGCAAAAAACATATAAACCGTTAATAAGTGCCATTATACCTCCATAGCTGCAAGCCTGGTTCTTGACATACTCTCATAGCTCTCTTTAATGGACTCTTTAACCCATCTTTGTACTTTACGTTTATTAGAATCGCTTGCACTTGCTCCGTTCAAATTAAGTACAAAGCTTGGAGAGTAATTATTGCTCATGCTTTGGCTTCTGCTTGTTACATTACTCGTGCTTATCCCTCTTACCGGTTCGGAAGCACTATGCATAGTATTTGATACGGACATAGCACTCTTGGCTACTTTAGGTTTCAAGCTTTCAAGTCCCTTTACAAGTCCTAAATCAAAAAATCTGGCACTCTTAATAGCCACCCTTGACGGAGAATGAATATCCAAAGACTTATTAACTGTTTGACTTACACTATTTGCAATATCTCTAGCTTGCTCTACTATGATACCTTTTTTAGATGCCAAACCATCTGCAAATCCTTGCCCCGCCATCTCACCTGAAGGTTTTAGATTGACATTGTTAAATGGAGGTGTTACAGCATTCGCGGCATTAGTCCCTGCAGAAGTAATATAAGATATTCCACTTGTCATACCATTGGCAAATGCTGTTGATGCACCTGCAGCACTCTGAGTCATTGCTAGGTCAAAAGTAGATTGCTGACTTGTTAATGACTGTGTAAAAGTACTACCTATATTTGCGGTAGAAGTGTTTACTGCATTTGTATCAAGAACAAACGCCCCTGATGCTGCATTAGAAACACCCTGCATTGCACTTGTCACTGTTGCTTCATTAGATGTAATTCCGTTTGCTATACTGTCGCAAGTTTTAGCTCCTGTATCAGACGCTTCTTTTGAATCACCCCCGCCAAACCAAGACATTATTCCATCCATTATGCCTTTTCCGAGCCCTTTAATAGCGCCCTCTAACATCTTAGGTAGATTCGTAATAATAGCAACAATACCGTTAAATAAAGCCTCTCCGAGCTGAGGTAAGGCTCCTACAATTCCTGTTATCAAATGCGCTATTATCTCGCCAGCTTTTTCACCGATCATAGGCATAGATTGTACAATTCCAGCTATTAATTGAGTTAGAATATTAATTCCTGTAGATAGTATTCCCGGGAGCATTTGTACTACTCCATCAATAAAAGTAAGAACTGCACTACATGCACCTTGAATCATATTGGGTAGTGCTGGTGCAATACCGTTTGCAATTTCCAATATAAGCTGAGTTCCTACAAAAAATAACTGAGTGGCCATAGAAAAAAGCCCCGAAACAAGCAGCGGAATTGCATTAGTTGCCGCATTTACGATTGAAGGGATATTTGATCTAATTAAACTTACCAACCCATTCATGATTGTCATACCACCGTTTATTACTCCCGGTAATAAAGTAGGTAATGCCTGTACAGCCTGATCAAGAGCGCCCCTTACTATAGGAGCAAACTCCACTACTGCATCCTTTAGTCCTTCAATCACTGTAGGCAAAGCTTTAACCACATTTTGGACAACAGGTTTAACATTCTTTACAACAGCCGAAAAAGACTTTGTAAGATTTCCTGTCAATTTCTTAATATCGGCATTGGAATCTCCAAGACTTCCTACAAGCGACTGTGCTGCCGCCTTAAAAAGCCCTATAGAACCTGATACTGTCTGATTGGCTTCTCTTTCAAAGTTTCCTGCATATTGTGAAGTTCTCTCAAAAAAGTACTTCATAGACAGTTCCGCTTTCTCAGAGTTTGACATCTCATTCCATGTCTTTTTTAATCCCTGTGCCTGTGCATATGCTCCCAAAGTAGTGGCATTCATAGCTACACCGAGATTATCCATCATAGTATAGTTACCTTTAGCCGCACCCGTTACAGCTTCAAGCGCGTCAGCCTGGTCTATACCCATAATAGAAGCCACATCTGCCGCCCTTTGCATTGCCTGTACAGATAAATCTAACGACCTTTGCTGGTCAAGGCCTGACCCTTGGAACAATGAACCCATCTTATTTAAGTTCGCAAGGTAATCACTTTGAGAAATACCCATAGTTGCATATGCTTTGGATGATATAGTGGCCAATGACTGAGTGGAGTCTATAAGATTTCCGGTACTTGGATCTATTTCCTGTATGTTTGCATTAATACTTGTAATCTTATTTCCGAGATTTTGAAAAACTGTCTCTGAGCCACCAATATTCTGTTCCATCTCTCCGAAAGCATTTACAGCTTTGGTAGCCAACCCGACAAATGCGCCACCTACCGCTGCAATACCCCCAAGAACAGCCTTTCCCGCAATTTTAGCTAAGGAAATCCCTGCGCTTGCAGTCGCCTTTGCCAGCTTTTTAGCACCTGCGATTAATCCCTTAAAAGCATTTTTCGGTAATGCCCTAAGCCCTGAACCAAGCTTTTTTACACCTGATACAATTTTATTAAAAACGTTCTTAGGCAGGTTCTTTATCCCTGTACCAAGCCTTTTAAACCCGTTCACAACACCGTTTAGAGCTGCCCTCGGCAAAGATAAAATACCGCTTCTAAGTCTTGATATACCGCCTGTAACAGCTTGCCTTGCAGAATGAGCCAAAGAAACCATTCCTTGCCTTATTCTTGAAACTGCATGGCTCGGCAAAGCCGCCAAAGAAGACCTTACACCCGAAAGTCTTTCTCTAAGACTTAAGCTTTCTCTTGCGGTCTGTCTGATTGCATTATTTGTTTGGGTGATTCCGTTTTCCGCTCCCTCCGCTATACTTGCGGAGGCCTCAGATGCTCCCTGCATAGCAGAGTCAAGTTCTCTGACAGAATTAGCTGCACTCAAAGCCTCATCATTAACACTGCTGATTTGACTGCTCGCAGTTTCAAGGCCGCTTTCATTTGTCTCAAAAGTAATTCTTATAATATCTTCTCTAATTACAGCCACAGATATCACCCCCTATCCTTTTCCATTAAACTTATATAATAATCCAAAGCAAAATTAGCCTCAGAAACTTGATTTGGCGTCATCTGGTAAAAAACTGTATTAAAATCAAGTCCCCCATCTAATACAAGTCTCCAGTAAGCCCAATTATCCTTTGCCCTACTTCTTAACTGACTTTTCGACAGTCTTCTCTCGAAAGTGTCCTCTCATAACCCCCGAAACAAAGTTGGTCACTTCCTGCAATTCCTCTTGTGTCTCAAAATCATCAATATCGGCATCCTTCGGTTCAACAAGTCCCATTTTCAGTACATTTTCAGCCAACAACTTTGTAGATGTTTGTCCAGTCTCTAAAGTTGACTTGTCAACACAATTTAACCAGTTTGATATTCCGCAAAACTGAGCCACATACTTTACTCCGTTAATCTCTTTATCTACTTGATAACTTTTAACCATTTATTCACCTTCCCCATAACAAAAAGAGAGCCTAAGCTCCCTTACATTATCTATCTGTGTAATCCAACACCTGTATTTCAAATTCTCTGTCTGCAAGCTTTTCGCCAACCTTATTATCTGCAGGTTTCTTCATAAAAGCCTTAGATCCTCCTGTCTTCTCATTGGTAGCTTTATTGACAACCCAGACAGAAAATATATCCGTAACATCGGCCATTCTTTTCAATACCTTTAACTGCGGACTTGTGGCTTGTACAGAAACTTTTATTGTACCATTCCTCTTGGCACTCTCGTTTATTACAACATCCCCCTGAAAACCTGTTACAGCCTCAGCAAAATCATTGTCGGCAGAACATTCGATATTATCCTCGCCAAGACCAGTGATGGCAAAAGTACCAAAAGCCCTTGAAGCAACCGTGATAGTCACATCGGAAGGATTATAATTCTTGATTTCCATATATTACCTCCTATATTGTAGCTGTACCGTTAATAGTCGCTGTATGTATTGCCCCGGCAAGGTCAAAACTGAACTTGCCAAGTTTATACACTCTTGCGGATCTGTCGGATGCGGAAGTATCGCTTCGTTTTCCAAAATCAGTCTCATACATTGCAGTTTTGTTCTCATCATGAGCAATCATTCCCTTAGTATCTGCTTCCTTAAGTACGCCATTTGTTACTCCCTCAAGCATGCCGATACCCGCATCATCATAAGTTACCTTCTTAGAATTGTTAAGAAGCTTCTGTGCCTGGTAGGCTATGTTAGATATGATCCAATCAAAAGCATCTACTACATCCAAGTATTCACCTGCCGCACTCTTACCTTCTGTAGTGACAATATCTCCGGCTTTTCTTTGAATGGTATATCCGTATACATTCCCACTCTTATTCTCGTTATTAATAAGCTTCACATCTCCGTCAGTGATATCATCAGGAGCAACCCCCTTAATCAGAACATTCTTGTAAGTAAAAGAACCTGACTCATATCCTGCTGTAGCTCCTACCACAGCCGCTGCCAAATCCTGACCCTTTGAGTGGACTCCTACACAAGTTCTGTCAAGGCCTTCAAGTCCTGTTGCCTCTGAAATCTGCTTAATAACAGGAAAATAAATAAGTGATTCCGTAGCCTCTACCGCTTTTGCCATCTCGGCCACAGTTGAATCCCCGTCACCAAGCAACGTTATAACCTGCCTTGCCTTCCCTACTAATTTAGGAATAACACTGACTGCATTACCCGCAGTCTCAATTACTCCCATCGTAGCAGGCGGGTTCTTCTGCATTTTCATAATCTGAAACAACTTATAAACTCCGGAATCTTCAGCAAATCCCGCAGCGGTTAAATCCTTTGACTCGCTATATTCCTTAAAATCCTTTTCCCTTGTAGACTTTGAAACCACTATGCAAGGTACTCCGCTGCCTATAGAGCCTACAGCCCCTGTAAGACTGATATTTACATTAATATCAAGCATGAAAATCATTCCTTTCTACTTCAAATTTATCAATATTTTCAACATTACCCTCAAGGTAATTCATAACATTAAGCACACAATCAAATCCTTTTCTATACTCATATTCAATTGTGAGCATATTATCGCGGTTATTTATACCGCTTATTCCCGTTATACTTATATTTTTATCCTTCAGATATACCGCACTTTCAAACCAATCATGCAATTTCCGGCAAAGCTCAAAGCATTCATTATCATTATCGCTGTTTACAGTGAATGAGTATTTCACTTCTACAGGCTTATACCTGTTTTTACCGTCATCGCTGTAAGTTCTGCTCTTATAGTCAATTGCGGTTACAGTAAAGCTTATAAAAGGATACTTAGGTATATGGCTCGTGATATTGGACTTCACACATATAAGATTTAATTCACTTTGTATGCCTTCACAAATAATTCTGTTGTAAGAATTTAAATCAAACATCGAAACTACTTACCCTCCTGAGCGTATAGCTGTTGAAATCCGCATAGTCTTCACCGTATAAATAACTTTCCTCAACCTTAAAACTATTTCCGTTATGTTCCACATAAAAAGCACCGTTTTCAAGATTTATAATATCTTTACCCTTATCAATAAACATCTGCCTGTCCGAGCTTGTAAGCCTTCCGCCGCTTTCATATATCGCTCTGCTTGTCATTGTGATTATTGCAGCCTTTATATCTCTTGACAGCTTTTCGCCCTTTGTATATTCACCAGCTATATAGCTACCTTGTGTGAATGTTATAAGCTTACATGGTACTTCATATTTAGAAATCAAATCAGAAAAAATAAACTCCATAATCATTTACCTACAATTCTGTGGGATATTGCCCCTATCATAGACCCTGTATCATTTAGAGGATTGCTTCCCCCGTGTTGTCTATGTTCAATCGTATACGGATGTAAAGGCGGTTCTACCTGATTTGTGGCATATTCTTTTATTTTACCCTCGAGATTGGTCCCAAGTGCTTCAAGAATAGTGTCTGCATCAATATTTCCCATTATAAGTGCACTTATAAAATCCATATAAGCGGATAAAGCTTCATTCTTGCCCTTATCATAGCCATTCCTTAAAAAAGCTCTTTCAGGAATAGTTATTGTTGTTGTTGACGGCTTCAAAGCAAGTCCATTGGCTTTTAAATAAGCCCTCATTTTAGGAGTCACCTGTATAATGCACCCATATTCATGTATATGGGCTAGCCAAGCCTGTTCGCCACCAAATACACCCACTTCTATGGCTTTACTTCCGAGCTCTTTAAAAGACTCTCTAATCTTAGGTATATAATCTCTGGTATTAGCCATTACTTCCACCTCGAATAACTTCCAAAAGATTTAGCCTTTCCTTTTGTAAGATGTTTACCAAGAAGTTCCTTTGCTATCTGCCATAAACTTGCAGAAGCATTTATTGAGCTGTCATAGCTCTTAGACATACCGCCAATGCTCTCACTTGTTACATTGCTTCCGCTTAATGCACCGCTCTTTAGCATAGATATGAACCTAATAATAAAGAGCTTGGCAGAATGCGGAAGATTACTTATATCCTCCACACTCACATCCTCGCCAAAAGAAAAATCGGTATTATCTCTTAGCCAATCAATTGTGCTAAAAAAATACAGCATATCATCAACACTGACTGAATTTGCTGTAAATCCCATAGTTGTTAAATTTTCTTCCGTCAGTGTCATACGCTACTCCTTACCTTTTGCTGTCTTTTTTGACTTGCTGTCTTCAGTGGATTTATCCTCTGTAGCGGTCTCCTCATTAACATCCTTAACAGAGTTCGTCGCATTATCTGTATTACTTTCTTCGCTCTCTCTTTGCCTTGCAAGTAATCTTCTTCTTTGCTCAAAAAAAGTTAAACTCATAAATCACCTACGCAATCTTATGTCTGAGACAAACAATAGGAATATTCTTAAGGTCTGCTACCGCTTTCCAGTTTGTTGCAATCTCAAGATCGCTGTTTGCTGCATAAGCAGTAGTAAAGCTACCTGTAAAACTTACTCCGTTCGGATGTAATACAAATGCTTTTCTATTTACAAGCACATCCTTTGATGCCAAAATATCTCTGTCTGTCTCAGTACCTATAAGTCCTATTGGTGTTCCTTCCTGTCTTGCAAATGCACCCTGACCTACAAACATAGTGTCATAAACGCCGGCATTTACCGGCATAGTGTCATCTACAATGACTCTGTAACCCAGATAATACTCTATCTCAACCTTCAAATCAGAATCATACTGTGTTGTAATATCCTGATTCTTCTGAAGCTTTGTATATGTTGCAGAATGCATTACTACGATTCCAAGCTTATTGGCTGCATCACCCATCAGCTGCTTTGTATCAAGTGCTGCTTCTACGCCTATTACTGCGGCAGCTCCACTCTTACTACTTATATCGTGAAGATGCCCTGTGGCCAGTGCACCACCTGTAGCGAAAAGTCCTTTAAGAGCACTTAAAAATATAGCCTGCTCTCTTTCTATCCACCAATCGGATATATAATCCCCAATAGCAGCCATAGGATCAGACCCGCCTTTTACCTTTGCAAGATCCGTAGCAGACCAAGCCTTCTGTCTAATTAAAAGAGTTGCTCTCTCATTACCTGTCTTGATACCATCCGGAGTCATTGTATCTTCTCCAAATATCTCATCATCTCCTGTTAAAGGCTTATAAAACGGCATCTGAATTATGTTTCCTCCAAGCGGAGTTCCATTTATAAGTCCTGCAACCCTTTCATCTGGGACTGCAATACCTGATTTAACTAATGCTGAGACCTTAGTAGTTCTTTCGTTAATATAAGCTGTAAACTTCTCCGGCACAATAACCATATCTGCAAATTTTGTTCCTGGCATAAATTATTCCTTTCTTTCTATGCATTGGCAGCAGCTCTTAATACCTTTGCTCTTTCCGGATCTGCCGCCTCTATTTCAAATTGTTTTGTTATGTTAAAGCTATCCTTTTTCCAAGGATTGTAGTCCTCGCCATTGCCACCACCCTTGTGAACATCTCTTCCTGATTCCTTGAAGCGTTCTTCAACCTTTTCCTTGACAAGCTTTTCAATGAGCAAAGAAAACGCACCCACTCGCTTTTTTGTCTCCTCTTCATCAGAACCAAGAACCAACTGTACAATATCATCACTGTTATCAAGCCCCTTAGACTTAAGTTCCTGAGTTGCAACATACTTACATTGCATCAGTGCAAACTCGCGCTCTTTCTTTTCCAATGCTCTACGTTTCTCTTCATCCTCAAGCTTACGCTTCTCATCCTCAGACAGCTTATCATTCTTAAGCTTGTCATATTCAGCCTTGAGAGCATCATATTCAGCCTTTTTAGCATTACCCACACGGTTCGCTTCCCTATCTTTCTCAGACTGTAAAAGCTTCTGGATATAGGCCTTTGTTTTATCGTCTAAGTCATCAAGCGGATCTGCTTCCGGCTCCTTATCTTCAAGCCCAAACTTCTCCAGTAACTCTTTGTACTCCTCACTTGTGATAACACCATCAGCAAGCATCTTCTTTAACTTCTCTAAATTCATAAATTATCCTTTCGAGGCTCACATTTTAAATAAGCCACCTATATTTGCGGAGTGCAATCTCTTATCCCACCCTAAGGAGTCTTAAAGTATTGCCCACCAATTTATTGCAACAAAAAAGCACCCTAGTTTAGGTGCTTAAAATATAACAACTTATCCAACTTCTCTACACATGTTCTTAGGGATATTACCCTGCCTCATACCCCCTAAATGTTTTCCTATCAAAGATTCAATTGCTCTGTCGTACAAACGATGGACATCCGGTTGCCTTAAAATCCTGTAATCTCCGGTTTTTACATCAATCTCTATTTTACCTGTTATGTCATCACACATACTACCAATAGCGTATATAGCCTTATCAAAGACAATCTCAATTAAATCACAGTAAATATTCATAGTAACCCTTTGGCTTCCCCCTTTCCGTTTGTTTCATCGAGCATTTTATTTACCCAATTATAAGTCTCACTTGCCCTTTTATGTGCCTCTCCAGCACTTATATTATACTGTTTCTCAATCTTACTTTCAAGCAGTTCGTGATTCAAAAGTGTAATATCCCTTTCCAAAGGCTTCCCTTCTCTTAGTCGCTTCCAAGCAACGGCCATATCATAATCAGGAGCAAAGCGTGCGTATGTACCGTTTTCTAACTTATGCTTTTTAAAAAATACATGACTTCGTATTTGGTGTATCTCATCAACTGAAAAACCACTAATTTTTGCTATTCTTTCTGAATCATCCTCTCTTGAATACTTTTCATAAGCCCTATTAGCTTGCTTATCGTATTTAGTATCATATTCTCCATCAGGGTAATAGTGTCCACCTGTTTCTCGAACAGCCTTACTATCATTTATCTTCCTCACCTCATAGCTTACAAAGCACCTACAGTTTATATCTTCACCTGCAACTCCACTCATTCCCGGGCTCATTGCAGTAGCTCCTGATGGCAGAGTAAACGGCTCATTGACGGGTACGCTCTGACCTTCCATCTTCACATGGTTGTATTTACCGTTACCGATAGAGTATTTCCAACCTTTTTTGGTCTTCCTTGATACATTGGGTCGCACTCGCTCATCTTTCATAGTATGCCAAGTCTTTACCATCACAAAGCCTTCAGGTTCTAATCTATTATTCAATTCTTTAGCCGCATCCTGGTTTCCTTGCTCTCTTACCCTGTGAGCCTCAGTCCTGACAATCCTTATAGACTTGGCATAGCTTCCGCCCGCACCGTCATCACCTATCAAAGTCTTTTGTACTCTCTTGGCCATAGTGTCATACCTGTCACCAACTGAAAGCCCTATGCCGACAGCTTGCTGTATACCATAGATTATATTCGCCCTATTTTTCTCAAGCTGTGCCGATAAGGTAAGTCCGTGTACAGGATTATTTACTGCGGCTCTTAGAGCTTGTGGCTTCGCTGATTGGACCTGTGCAAAAGTTGTGACCAAATCCTTCTCATCTACAGCCTTATCAACAGCCTGCACCATGCCGCTATACACATTTGAGTAAGTTTGTTCTACCAACTCAGTTATAAGCCTTTTCTCTGCCTGAGTAACATCATTCATCTTTGAGGCTACTTCCTGCAACAGTCTTGCATCCAACGCATCTTTATGAAGTCTTGCATAGGTTAGTACACCATTCTCATCAGAGTACTTTGCATATACGGTGCCAAGATGTGACTGCAAGTCCTTTATAAGCCTCTTATATAACTTCTTTAGTTGATTAACCGTCTTTTCTTCCCTGTGTTCCTCAATACGCCTAACAGTATGAAGAAACTTATCAAGATTCGTTGTCTCCATTATCACCCTCTAAGTCATCTGCATTCTCATCCTCATCCTTATCATCATCAGAAGTGAACATGTCCACCGCATCCTGCTTCTTCTTTTCTTTAAGTTCCATCAGATAATCAATATCATCTACAAAGCTTAGGTAATTATAAGCAATCTCATCCGGCACACCTGCATTAATTAGAGCCTGTACTGCGTTAGCTTCACTTGCAACATCAACAGGGAAGTTTCTCTTATATTCTGAATAGCACTGTAAATAATCAAATGCTATTCCTCTCTTGTTAAATGCCGAACCAATCACCTTAAACATATAGGTATCGGCTCCGCTTATCTTTGCTTCAAATGCACCACACTTTGCTTCAAATGCGGTAAGCTTAAATTTGAGAGATATTCCAGAAGCACTTCCAAAACTCTGATCATTAAGATTAGGAGTCTTTGAAAACCTGTATATATTCCTCTCAAGCCTGTCCAAATGATGTTCATTAAACCCGTCATTTATATCTTTAGTAAGATAATAAACGCTGTGTGCGCTACCCTGAAGTACAGGCGGAATAAGAATAGATCCGCTTACTTTAGATTTTATAATCTCCTCATCCGATATATCCACTCCGTCAAATACTTGCTGCGCCTGCGTATTGCCTTCCGCGTCATTTGCATTGTCCGACACTGTCTGATCATACTCATCAATAAGAGTAAGTACCCTTTCCGCACTGCTCATCATCTCACCATTAAGCGGTATCAGCTGAAGTGGACAATAATCAAATAGATGAGCTTCCGCCTTTATAAACTGAAAAGCTCCCGGAGTTCCCTCAAAATAATAAATATTTTTATCATCATACCCTTCAGCTTTCCATTTCTCGCCCCCGTCTATATCTGTATAACTGTAATACCTTACCGCATAGCTTGGACTTTGCACCTTGTCCTTACTGACCACAAAACACTCAAACGGAGGTACAACCATACATGACTCTTCACCATCTTTGTTGATATAAAAAAGGCGACCTGCATATCCGCACACCGATGCATACTTGGTCACCTCTTGATTTAAGTCATAAAAATTATTGCCTGTTATAAAATCGGTTAAGCACTTTTGAGCTTCACTGACCTTATCCTCTCCACCTGTTTCTTCCAGCGAGTCGTTATCGGTGGCATAGCTGTATGCAGCAGCTTTTCCTGCAAAATATCCAATCATAACATCATTTATCTCACTAAAGAAATCATGATTTAACTTATTATTTAGTTGTTTGCCGCCTAATGCTTCCAAATCCTTATCTATGAACCTTGGCTCCCGTCCAAATATAGGCACTTTGTCTTCATAGCACTTATATCTCTCGTACAAGTTCTTTGTATGCAAGCGATTTGTTGCATGCCTTACCGTAAGTTTGCTGATAAGCTCCTCTGTTATTCCGTCCCTGTCAAGTGCCTCTATAAACCCTGTAAAATCAGGATAGTCCTCATTTCTTTTCATTTTTTACCTCCTTCCTGTTTTTTAGTTTTGTATCATAAAATGTTTTACCGTTCGGCAATATTGTAAGTCCACATTTATAACAAACCCTTATATCTCCATGAGTAACAAAACAATGGTGGCACATTAAAGCCTCCTTCCTGCAACAGCCTTACTCTTAAATGAAAGCGGCTCTAATGCATAGCGCATAGCATCCATAAGGTGATTAAAATCATCAATAGGCGCATTTATCTTCTCACCCGTTTTCTTATCGGTGTCCCAAGTGTAGTTGGATATCTCTGTGATAAAGTTCACACATTTAGGGTGAATAATGATGTGGTACCCTTGGATAAAATCAATGCCATTTCTAATACTGTCCGGACCTTTGATAGCAGGAGTTACCCTTTGTAAACCTAATTGCCTTAATCTGTCATTACTCTTAGGCTCTGATGCATCTGCTCTTATACGCTCTTTGGCATATCCCATCTTAGTAATCTCATCCGCTATTGCCTCATTGCTCATTCCCTTCTTGTACATCTCATCAAACACCCATATTGTTTTGCTTTTTGTATCTACAAGGCCACAAAACAAAGCACTTGGATCATTTGTATAGCCAAAGTCAAGGCCGAATACCGACTGAATAGTTGATATCTTCTTAACTTCGTTTATATCAAAAGCTTTTTCTTCCCAGTTTTCATATACAAGACCATCCACAATTCCCCACTCACCAAGCCCTGCAACTTGATACCTTCGTGGGTTATTCTTCTTCATTGACTCAAATACCTTTAAGTCAGCTTTATCCAGCCACTCATTGCAAAGATAATTTGTAGTCATGGCTAAAACTTCATCATCGGGAACATCAAAGAATCTTTTTTTTATCCAGTGATGTTCATTCCAAGGATTCAGGGTTATTGTTATCTGCTTAAACAGTTTTACATCTTCCGGTATAGCACCTCTTATTGACTCATCAAGCATATTGAAGTCGTTTTCATTTGATATCTCATATGCCTCCTCCAACCACATCCAACAAAGATATCCTTGCTCTACCGTAATAGATGTAATCTTAAGCGGATCATCTAATCCTCTGAAATATATCTTTTGCCCTGTCGGGATGTAAGTCATCTCAAGTGGTGATTCTTTCACTTCCCAGTGACTCTCAACCTTCAGTCTCCTTATCGCCCATTTAAGCTCTGTAAAGCAACTATCCTTTAAAGTTCTGAATACCTTACGGACCACAAGCAAATTAGCCTGCGGATACTTCATAATTGCCCATATATACCATAGTGCTGTCGTCTTTGATTTCTTGCTGGCACGGCTACCCTTGCAGACTCTATATCTGCCTTTATACCGCCAATATGTGCCATATCCTTTGCCAACCACCTCAGGCAGATGAATCTTAATGACATCAGTCTTCAAGATCATCACCCCCGGATATGATTACCGGCACATTAGCAGTAACATCTATCTTGTCTTTAAACAGCCCCATTCTTTTGCCTAAAAGTTCTGCAGCTTTAAGTCTTTCCCTCTCATCAGGGGCTTTCTGTATAGGCTTTGCCCTGCTTACTCCTTCGCCTTGCCCCTCAACTACTACAATCTCCGACTGCGTTTCACCTCTAAGCACTGAGGTAAGGTACGCAAGGACTTCCTGCTGATCGGCAATCTTTTTGTCTGATAATTCTTTGAGTTTTTCGTCAATATAGGTTTTTACACTAGGATTTTCTAGGATTTTGCAACCGTCTGACTTTGCATAATTCTCACTATAACCGGCTTTTATCAACGAGTCATATATATTTCCACTGATGATATATTCATCGGCAAATCTCTGTTGTTTTAAAGTTAATTTGATATATCATCAGCTCCTTTCCGTTATCTAAATTTATCTTGATACGAACCGATAGACACGACACTGTCGTTATTCTTGCCTATCCAGTCAGGTACATTTCCGTAAAATATCACCTTTTCAGGTTTTAAACATTTCAGCATTTCATTGTATCCATTGTAAAATAACTGTGTAGCTCTTTTGTTCTTCATACATCCGACACTTGATACAGCCACAGTGCCACCAATAGGTTCTCCGTCAAAACACCATTCATAGCTGTCGCGATCGCTCCAAGCTATAGTTGGTATTACATTTATACCTAAGCTCTGCCAGTACGTTGCTAACCAGTGCTTGCGATAGTGGTTATACATCTGCATTATTTTCGGATAATCAGTATATAGTGAAAAATCAGGACTTAGCACATACTTAAATTTCTTCAAGATATTTATATACTTGTCCGGCTCTCTCCATACCCTAAAGAACTGATAGTCATCCAGAAAGAAATGCATCCCCGTACTTTCAAACTCACCTTTGTAGCTTTTAGCATAATTGAATGATATCCAATTCTTTACACCGTCATACCCACAAGGCTCAATAGCCGGGATATCATACTTGCCAACTACCTCAGGATAGAACTTATGCAGATTTTCCATTGTTTTTCGTTCTTGCATATCTATCCCCTACCACTTCTTTTAGCGTACCCCGTAAACCATCTTTCAACTGATTTCGTCAACCTCTTTTGAGCCCTCTCATAAGTAGTTGATGTAATTTCCCTGTGTGTAGCTTCCCCGTATCCGTTCACAAATGTTTTCTTTTCTGCAGGCTCGCTTTTTGCCTGCTTAGACCTTGCCTCCGCATCCGCTTTATATGCTTTGCTTAAATCTGACACAACCTTATCTCTCTTTGATTTTGTAGCGTAATATTCTTTTCTTGCTTTGCTCGTCATTTGTCCGTCTTTATCTGTCTGCCTTACAAGCTTGGCCATCTTATCGCCCAAAGCTTTCTTTCGTGCCTCTAGGCTCTTTATAGAGCCCCCCCCGCACTTGCTCCGCCTCCAGCACCTGCGCCACCTGCACTTGCTGAACCTCTTCCGCCCATAAATATCTCCTTTTATCTTTTCCACGGTTATCCTCCCTTTGCATACAAAAAAGACAGTCACGCTTGACTGCCTTAATCGAAAAATAATATGGAGTTTTGTTACATGATTTTCCTCAAATTGAGAACGGTAAAATGTCCAAACCGCTCTCACACCCAAAAGGAGGATCTTATGAAAAAGTATACTTGCTTTAAACTTTTCACGTATACAGTATAACACTGTCAATAAGTGAATTTATATGACTTGTTTTAAAATCAGGCGCAATATCTTTCGCCGTGTAGCCTGTCAAATTCCCTCAATGCCTCTCTGTGAAGTATCAGAACCCATCTTGTACCGTAATTCATCTTGTCCGCTATATCACCGAATTTTAGTCCAGTTATGTACCTCATAATTAGCAGACTTCTGTATCTTATATCTTCTACGGCATCTATTTCTTTGCTTATCTTTGCTTGTAGCTCCGCATACACTTTCATCTGCTCGCTAATGTCTTTTTTTAAATCTATCATTCGTATAATAATAACAGCATTTTTGTCATTGTCGTGACTTGCCTCAACTTTGCACTCACTCAAAGTACTGCTCACTTTTTTTGACATTGTGTCAAGTCTTTCGCACTCCAATCGCTTTGCTTCAATAAGCCTTTCAAGATTTAGAAGTTGACTTAAATACTCTTTAGCTGTCACTCTTCCACCCTCTCCCAGTACCATTCCATCCAGTTTGCCGCCTCTTCCCATGCCAACTTGTCAATTTCTTCTTTTGTGGCATCATCTTCAACTTCAAGCTCAAACTCAACTTCACTTCCGACTACATCCGTCATTATTACACCCTTAATTTTTCTCACTCTTCATCTCCTTTTCCAACGCTTCCAATATAGCTTCTACCCTCTTTTCTCCTAAGCCTTTTACACTTAAAAGAGTTTTTCTTACTTCTGCTATATCAATTCCAGGCACAGACTTTACTCCATCTGTGTAGCCACTCTTGTAAATGCTCTGTATATATAAGTTCATCTGATTGTGATCCATCTTTTTAATATTCTGATATTCCTTACGATTTATCACCACGTCTTTTTGTATCGCCATCATTCCTCCCGCTTTTCGCAACCCTGCAAGTCATTGCACCCTTCCGCATCTTCGTTTAAGCAAAGTCTTATGTAATCGTCATACCATTCGCAAAGGGTGCAGACCCTCGGCCATTCATCCACTTCTTCGTAGTCATACGCAATTCTATCTATGACTTCTTCAAGAACCCGCTCTTTAATTTCTTTGTCCGAAGCGTTGTCGTCTATGGATATGCCAACTACATCGTCATTTAAATGTATAACTATTTTTCTCATTATTCACCTCCTAACTCCTCTGGCCATTTGTCTACCTCCTCCCAGTGCCAGTCTAAGTGACTAAGCACTTCTTGAAACGATTCGTCTTTGATGTCCTCGTCTTTGACATCATCATCTACAGAAAAACCCTCAAGGATTTTGTCATTCAGATATACAACTATTTTTCTCATACTCACCCCATTTTTTCGTCCCTGCATCTACACTACCTCTCTTAATACTTTTCAATAATACTGTTTATATTTTCTAGTTCCTCAAGACTTAACAGATTACATTGTTTGTTGATGTAACTGAAAAAATCTTTTATCTTTTTCAGCAAATCCACCTTTATAAGTTCATCAAAATAGTCTTTTTCACTAAGGTAAAGTCCAAACTTCACCATCCCGTAGCCGTTATAAATTTTGAAGTTCTTTTGAGAGTCAAAAGTCTCAAAATATCCTCCTGCATTTACTATTACATATTTTCTTCCAACTTTTATAACTTCTACCTTTTTAATTTCATCTAACTCTCTTTTGTGAGTATTACTCTCGTATCCTTTTCGTACAAGATATAAAGTCTGTCCAGCTTTCAAGCTCTTTATATTAATCATATATCCCCCACTGTTTCGCCATTGCTTTTGCTATACCCGGAAAAGTCTTACTCCTTACGGTTGCTCTATTCTTTTGCCCTTGCACCTCGTTCCAGCATCCGGCTTTACCATTTGACCATCTGCCGTATAGTTTCGCATTGTCAGGCTTTGGCAGGTTGTTTGTTTTCAACGCATTTAAGCCTTTCAGCCACAAGCAAGTACGCTTTGTTATATAATTCTCTGTATCTTCCTCAGACTCTGCAAATTGATAAGGCTCAATAATTTGGTCGGGCTTTCTGTATACAGTATTCATTACCCCAACCGGATTTTCTATCGCAATCTTTTCGCAAATTGCATTTGCAAATTTCATAAAGAATTCTTGCGCCTGTATCCTTTTTTCTGTCCTCTCGTTAATTTGCTCAAGTGTGGCGCCCTTCAGGCTGTGGCTTCTTGCCGCTGCATTGCTCAAGTAAGTACAAGGCGGATGTGCAATGATTAAATCCCATTTATCCACTGTATGGCACTCGCCATCTTGTGTAAAAAAAGATACACTGCGATACTCAAGTATTTTTAACACATCTTTTTGTATGTGCCATTCTGGGCGGCCACCGTAACAAGGCTCTATGTCACAGCTGTAAGCTTCGTGCCCTAATGCCCTAAATTCCTTGCAGACTGTCTGACTGCATTCGCACGCAATTAATACGTTCATTCTTCTCTCTCCCCTATCTTATTCGGCTAGACTTGTATTTTCCCTTGCATCAGATCCGGCAACAGTGCATCCCTAAATTCTGACAAAATCTTATTTTCTTCGTTGTTCAAAAACATTATATGTTGCTTCCACATTGATACAAATACGGTAAGCAATTCGGGAAATGCTTTGTCGCTTCTGCACTCAATTTTAAAAACTGCAGACTTTGTAAGAGATATATAATCTTCTTTATCCGCTTTTTCGCCCACTATCTTAAAACTTTTCTCGATATCGCTTTCTTTTTTATTTGCGTATGCATTATATAGCCCTAAAGTTTTAGCCAAAGTTTCATTCACCGTTATTTTAAGTGCGTTTTTGTTCTGTATTATGCGGTTATAGTCACTTGCTATGTCTTTATAGCTTCTGTGTACCTCTTCCACCTCCACAGATGCTATGTAGTCCTGTGGCCTTATTGAGTAGCCCTTACTTGCTATTGTGTCTATGCTTACGCATTTAGATATCCCTTTTATGTCCTCGCAGTTTCTTATAATTGCATCTATCTTCTCTATAGCCTCGTCATTTAATACATTAACTTCTTTTTTGTATACTCTGCCTTCGTGTGAAGCTCCGCCAAATTGTCCTCTTTGCTCCCTGATTTCTTTTTCTGCCATTTCCCTTGCATCTACAAAAGCAACTTTTTTCGTAGTCTTATTTTTATTAAAAGACAATACGCAAATAGGTATGCTTGTAGATTCAAACATATCGCCCGGCAGTAATACAACCGCTTCAAGGTAATTATCGCTTACAAGTGTTTTTATTATGTCACTTTCTGCTTGCTTTGGACTCAATACTGAAAGCGGTAGTAAAAAGTAAGATTTATCAGCTGTGTTTACACCTGTAAGTATAAAAGCATAATTTGCATTGCTTTTCGGCGGTATACCATATCCAATAAATCTTTGGTCAAACCCTGCCATAATTGGTGGCTCCCATTTTAGGTTATACGGCGGATTTGATAGCAATACACTTCCCATACTTTTCTCCCTTCTTTACTTCCCAGCTTTCATATACTTCATTTTTCAATACATCTGCCCTCATCACTGTAGCCTCCATATTTCTTATTGCTAAGTTGTACAGCAGATATGGGATTACATTCTCGTCCAATTCGTATAGTAAAAATCTTTGATTGTGATTTTCGTTCCATTTCTGAATCGTCAAAGCACCACTACCCGCGCAAAGGTCTATTACAACATCTCCATTGCCTGATAGCCTAGCTAAAAGCTTTCCAAGGCTTGCCGGTGTATAATCTTGCTTTCTTTTCTTTGCGATCCGCTTCATGATACTGATAAATCTTTTGCAACCAATCTTTTGACAAGTCGTTATTAACAGCCTCTTCAAAAGCCATCATTTTATCATAGTTATCAAGATTTTTAGCCAATGCAGATCCTAAGTCTTTTACTTCTGTAATCTCAAAAATCTCTAACACTTTTGCCTTTAATTCGCTCAGCTCCAATTACTCATACCTCCTCCTACTCTCTTTATGCACAAGCTTAACTCTGTCGCCAAGCCTAAAACCTGCAAGATCGACAATATATCTAATGTGCTTGATTAGTTCGTCGTGTTCGGCCTGCTCTTTTAGCCTTCTTCTTTTCGTCTCTTCTATAGCCATAATGGCTTTGTATGCCGTACTGTCTTTGTAGCCTTCGGCGTTGTGTTTGATATCGCTACTCATCTTCTTCAGCCTCCAAAAAATCGTTCAAGTCATTTATACACTTTTTCAACGCCGCTCTTTTCTCTCCCTTTTCTTTCTTTATATTTTCAATTATCATACTTATTACTTCCTTCTTTTTGTCGCTTGGCAAGTAATAGTCTTTTCTCTTTAATATTTCTCCTGCCTCGTTGCTAAAATCAAGACATAGTGAAATTTGCTCATCATCAAATTCTTCTAGCGTGTATATTTCATCATCATAATTTAGTTGCAACTCATAATGTGTGATAGCTAAAATAAGTTCAGCTTTTATTTTTGTAAACCTACACCTCTTTGTCATTCTATTTCTCCTTTAAGATTACGCATAGTATTCTATTTCATTTTCCTTGCATATATATTCACTTTTAAGCAAAGGCTTTACTTCTCCATTTTCCTGTAATTCATAAATCTCCATATCCATCTTTTCAGCTATTCGCAACGACTCAATAGCTTTATTTATTTTCTCTTCGTTCATTCTTTTCCTTCTCTCCTTCAAAGTTTCTGTATCCGCCTTTTACTCTTGCATCCAGTTCGTCTATATATGCCTGCATTATTCCGCAAGCTATCGGATAGTTTGAGTAGTTTGCTTCTACATATCTCATCAAGACCGTCATAGACTTCATAACCTCTTCTTTATCCGAATTTTCGTCAAACTCCCTTGCCGACTTCCACCATTTATTGTGTATGTCATTTATCATCACAATTATCTTGTCGTTCGGCATTATTTCTTTGTAGTCCATATCCTTTAAAAGCTCCTAAATTGTTTGTAAACTAATAATAATATATTCGTTTGCAATATAATTATCTGATAATATTTCTTGCATTTGTATTTTTATCAAATATGTTAATTTTTTTATATTTTATATCAGACTAAATAATTGTTATAATTTTATTAAAAGTTACCTGTTTTACCACTTTTTACACCCTGTTACCTGTTTTTTTAAAAAGTGGCAACCCCTTGAAACCCTTGTATTTACTAGATTTTTAGTCTTATTTTTTTCAAAGTTACCAAGTTACCACTTTTTTACACATACCCTCATATAGAAGAAAATTTTTAATATATAACTATTTTTACAAAAAAATATTCCCATATATATATATGTGTGTGTGCGTGGTAACTCTGGAAATTGGTAACTTATGCCTCGAAACCCTTGTAAACACTAGCTTTTTGCAGTTACCTTTTTTCTTGAAAGTTACCACTTGTTGTTTTTAAATTATCAGATAATTTAATTAATTGAACGGTATATCATCATTATATCCAACATTTGTGTCTATAAAATCGCTTATAAAATCACTATCGTCTATCATCTTTATTTTTACATACTTTACGCATATGCCATTAGTTTTTTTGGTAAAATCATACCTCCCACCATTTCCTTGTATTAGCCCTTTATCGCTTGCCCACTTCAGGAATGATAATCTTGAGAACCCCTCTTCTTTGCAAAGTCTTGATAAAGCTGTCGAAATCATAAGAACATAGTTATCTTCAATCACTCCCCACTGCTCTATATTTTCGTTGCGTGGATCAAATCTGCCCTTATTAGCCACTACTCTATCAAGCAAAAACCTGTAGCACCTCTCATTATCGGAAAGTTCATTCTTATCAATTAAGACCTGCTTTGCCTCCTCTATGTCTATATACTCGCCATCTTTGAATATATAGTCTGTAGCTATCTTATCCGCTGTCAGTACTATCGAAAGCGATAAACTTTGCTTTTGCATTTTCTCGTCATTGTCAAGCTCATCAAGGAAGGTTTTTTGAATTTCCATAATCCCTTCAACGCCAATTTCTTTCAAAGTCTTTATAAAATCCCTGCCAGCATAGCCATAGTTGCTTTTTACCACTGAAGCCGTAAGCCTTGGATCCTCAAAGATATAGCCATCACAACTTATTTCTAAAATTCTGTTCATTGCTCCACCTTGATTGACATAAGAAGTCAAAGGTTTTTCACCATTGGTAATTATGCAGTTTTTCCATCTGCTTTCTCTGTTTATACCAATGTCTTTGTTGCTCCTTGTCTTACCTTTCCCGGAACAAAGCACATACACTAAGCTTTCAAAATTCTCTGCAAGCCTCCTGTTTTGATTTGATGTATCATCTAGTAGCATTGGCAGGTGGTTTAGCATGTTGGCCTTTGCTTCAAGTGCCGTCTCTGTGCTTTTGTAATCGCCTATAAAGGCATTTTCATCAGGATTTGCCCAAACGGATGCCGCAAGCATTAAAGCCACCGACTTGCCTGCCTCCGTGCCTCCCCAAAGGTCTACAAAGAACGGTAGGCCTCTCAATGGAGCAACTAGGACACTTGCGAATGACGCTGCTAAACAAAATTTACTTTCAATCCTTTTTCTTGCCCTTACGGTTCTTGCATGGTCTAGCCAAGTTGTGTAGCTACCTTGAGTAGTTACACTTTCTGATACTTGCTTAAACTTCATATCTCCATCGAAAATGATATCGCCGTCAAACGGTATAAAATCTTTGTTTAGCCATCCGAACTTGGAAGTCGAACGCTTAATTCTGATGAAATTATCATTTAAATTTTCAACATCAGATAAATACTTTACTAAAAGCTTTGCGTTCTCACTTGTGACCGATACTCCCTGCTCCGCTAAGGCTACTATTTTGCTTGCAGAGGCTATCAACGATTTTGGAACTACTATTTCGTGCCAAAAGCCTGTACGCTTGTAAGCAAGTTTTATTTGCTCTGCTCCCGTTTCAATGTTTTTCAGCCTTTCAACCGGGAGTATTGGGTGATAGCAGGCGTATTCGTCTGAATTTGGCTTTAAAATGCCCTTATCAGTCGCATTCCAGTAGCCACAAATCATGTTGTCATATTCGTCGCTTTCAAAGTTGGTCCACTGGCAAAGGGAACCTTTTGTCTTTTCAGGCATTATTTCTTTCTCAGCCTTTCGGAAAGCATCAAGTAATATTTTAAATTCTGTATACGCCTTTAGCTCCCTTGCCCTGTCCATCAGGTTGGCAATGTTAACGCCTCTTTCGATTTCGTCCTCATCAGCGAATACTTCCTGCATAAATTCTCTTGAGAGCAGGTCTTTTTTTGTCACTTCTTCAATTTCCTTCATTAACCTGCTCCTTTACTGTAAAAATCTTGATACAAAGCTGATGTAACATAAGTATATGCGTACTCATATACATCTTCTTCCTTACTCAACTTTGCACGCTCTAAAGTCACCTGCAGAAACTCTTTGTAACAGTTTGCCCATCCATCACTTAGAGGCTCTAATTCCCTTAATAACGCCCTTAATTCGTTTTGCCTATCAAATATACCCTTGAGCTTGTTTCGTTCGTTCTGAGCGATTCTAGCCTTATTCTTGCGAGCTTTGCTGCGTGCGTATTCCTCAAACTTTGCTTTGCGACTATTATCTTTTGTTCCTCCAAGTTTTTTATAAGCCTCAGAGAAGGCGCAATTATCCATACCTGACACAAAGTCAAAGATATCACCATGTTTTTGACAACCGAAGCAATAAAAAGACTTTGCATAAATTTTCATTGACGGCGTTTTTTCTCTGTGAAAAGGGCAGCATATAAACCCTGCCCTGTTTGGTTTAAATCCGTATCGCTCAAGGATTTCCGACATTGAATATTTTTCTTTTATTTCTTCAGATGTCATACTCACCCCCTCAGGATTTCTATTATTTTCTTTCCCGTTTCTTCCTTGTTGCAAAAGAGAAAATCACAGCCGTACTTGATTTTTATCGTTGAAAGCACTTTATATAACTTTTCTCCCGTCATTGCCTTAGTTTCAAATGTTTCCCACCTGCCTGTATCGGCAGATTTCACACGGGCATATCGTCGTGGATTTACCCATTTTTGCACATCTTCAAGGCTTTTTATACCCTTACCGTGCTCGCATAAAAATACAATTTTTATACCTGCCTCATTCGCCCTTAAAAGCTCATTTCTAAAGCGGGTATGGTCCTGACAAACATTTCCGCAAAGCTCGCTTAAGTTCTGCTTACGGTCAACTACAAGCCTTGGATTGTCGTAATTCATATAGTCACCGACATACAGCTTTGAAACAAAATGATTTACTCCATGCCGGTCAAACTGCGTTTCAACTCTGTGCAGTTGACTTTTACCTTCCCTACTGTCACACTGTATCATCATAACTCCAACGCCTCCTTTAATTAAATGGAAGCCCTTCACCGTCCACACTGTCAGGAATATCCATAAATCCGTCAGCACTTGCACTTGACGGAGTAGGTCTTGTTCCTGTCTGGCTCTCACCTGCTCCCTTACCGTCTGCAAACTCCTGTGTAGCTATAAGAATATCTGTTGTATACACCTTCTGGCCGTCCTTGTTTGTGTAACTGCTTGTTTGAATACGACCTGAAATCAATACCCTTTGCCCTTTTCTGAAATACTTTTCCGCAAACTCTGCCGACTTTCCAAATGCCACACATGATATAAAATCGGCTTCTTTGTCTTTCATTCTGTCGACCGCTATAGTATACTTAGCCACCGCTTTTGCCTCTGCACCATTTGTGTATCGTATCTCCGGATCTCTTACTAATCTTCCGCATATAATAGCCTGATTCACTCTATATCCTCCATTTCATCTAATATCAAATCTGTATACAATATTGGTCTTGATAGAACTTTCGTCAGTCTGCAGTAATCACAACTGCCACACCTTTCCGGCTCCATCTCACCATTTTTTATTTTCACAATTCTCTCAACATGCTCTTTCACTTTTTCAAGTGCTCCTGCAAGTGCTTCATCATTTATCTGTATGATTTCAATATCCGTAATCTTTTCTCTACTTGCAGCTGCTATATAAAAATGCAGTGTCTTTCCTGTGTTCTGTCGAACGATTTCTTGATATACAGCTCCCTGTATCTCATATCCCCAGTTTGTAATAAAATCCATATAACCGTATTTTTTTACATAAAACCTGTCACGGATTGACTTGACAATCTTTAAGTCGACTATGCAGGTATCAGGAATATAAGAGTCAATTTTAATTTTCCAAGGCGCACCACCAATTTCCCCGGTCATGATTACCTGCTTTTGTCCGGACATAAATTTCATGAAATATGGATCTCTTTCAATCCTATTTATAATTTCTTCGGCTTGCCTGTATTCAGCTTTTAAAGTACCTTGTTTTGTAAATATCTCGCAATTTTCAGCCTTAAACTGCTTTAAACTGCCCTCAAAGTAAGAATCTACATAACTGCCAACCAACAAAGCCGTACTTTTTTCTCTCTCATATTCGCCATTTAGCTCTGCCAACGCCCTTGCCTCACATCCTTTTATTCCCACACTTCCGACAAAATCCTTATACTGGCTAACAGATAAAAACTCTCTGTTAGCCTCTGCACTAAAATAATTATTATTTGTCAGTATCATCTGTCGTCTCCTCTTTTGCAAACGGATCGTGAGCCTTAGGCTTTGCAGGTGCAATATCTTCCACCTCACCTTCAACGCAACAACCCATTAGCAAGTTTGGTATGTACAGCCTTGCAAAGAATGCCGCTGCACGATAGCCAAGCATTTGTTCCGGCATATTTTTCCACTTCGGATTGCTTAGCCATCCTTCGGATTTTGCCATTTTCATTGTCACTTCTGGACCTTTTATAATTTCGCCATCTACAGTCTCAACTTTTATATAACAGCCCCAGTCTTCTGTATTCTTTTCTCCAAAGTACACTGGTCTAACTTTTTTGTACTCTTTGTAATTCTGCAACATACTTATACATGCTTGTCCACTCCATGACGGCTTACCCTTTACCACATAAAGATTTTGCATTACAAATATTGGACTTACTCCCATACGGTTAGCCATATCTATTGCAATAGCACAGTCCATCGGTTTTTTTTGATAATTTTGCGGTATCACTGAACTTACAGCAAACATTTTCCCGAAGTTATAAAGGTTTTGAAATTCTCCCGGAACTGTAAAAATATCATTTGTTATCGGAGTTATTCCACCTGCAAGCTTATCCATTTCTTCTGGTTTTAATTCATCCATTCTATCTCCTCCTTAGCCTCTTTAAACTTTTCGTCACACAACTCCAATATTGTTCTTCTGTCCATCTCCTCAAAGCAATCCATACAAATATAGCCTTCTGGAGAGTCCCAATATCGCTCCCCCTCGTATATATATTGCCCACACTCAACGCACGTGTATATTCCTTTATCTTCAGCGTTTGGACATCTAGCATCACAAGGGTTTTTACCACATATATCACACATTTTGCTCTTCCTCCTTGTCAAAGAGTAATTCTGTTTCTTTCTTCTCTACTCTGTATTTACCGTCATGCTTTTTTGTGAGCATCCAGTCATCTAGTCCACTGCCGTATGCATCCATCCAGTCATCAGAGATATTAAATGCTATAAGACCAGTTATTCCAAAACGCTTTTTTGCAATCTGTATTACTTCTATCGCAGGCACTATCGCCTTGCTAAACTCTTTCATTTGCTCTTTTGTAAACTTCTCCATGCTATTCTCTCCTTTTCTTAAAAAACAAACATTGCTACTACAGCTAAATTGAGTATTACTAAACCTGCAAAACCCGCCCAAAAAGCTCTTTCTATGCCATCTATAGAATCTTCAAGCTCTTCAATTCTTTTTCTTAAAATCTTCACTTGCTTGCCGTGCTTAACCTCAAGGGCATCTATATTTCGTTCTATTTTTCTACCTGTCCATACATCTGGCACAATAATTTCATCTTTTACCATATTAAACTTATCCTCCTCTTTAATTTGACGTCTTCTATTACTCTTTTTCCTAATTTTTTATCCTCAAACAAATCCTTTAAACTTCTCTTTTCAAGTGCTTTTGACAAGTCTGCACTTGAAAAAATGCCGCCTATAGCACTATCTGAAAGTATCTTCCCGATTGTAGCCGTACAACTATGTATCACTCTTTTAGTAATCACTACTCTCTTTTTCTTGCTGTAAATGATTTCTTTTTGCTCTTCCACTACCTTTAATTCGAACCAGTTGCTATACTTCTTTTCAACTACAGCCTGACATACGGCGCTTACATATATCGCTCTTTCCTTGTCAAAAACTTCGTGCACCATCATAAACTTATCGCCCGGCTGTATGGCCTCGTGGATCTCTTTATACCTTAGTGTGGGCTTAGGACCGTCAACTATGTGTATAATTGTATTATTGTGATGTACTATCATATCTTTTTCCTCGCATGTGCCAGTGCCTCCTCTTTTGATATCCAAAAGTAAAGGTCTGTAGAGCTTACCTTGAACCTGTCTACTTCATAGTCGTTATCTCGTACAAACTCATTCTGATTTAAAATATAATCCCTGAATCTAAGTGATACTCCAAACGGTTTATAATTATCTTTCAGTCTTTTGATAGATTCGATATACAAAGCTTCCGCCCTACATTTTCTTGTCGTTCCTGAACTTCTCTGAGCCCATACAGGAATGACCACCTCTACTAAGCAGTCATTACCTTTAAAGTCATCTCCAATAGTCCATGCCGTAAAGACTCCTTTTGTTGGACACACAGGAAAAACGCCCACGGTATTATCAAACTCAGCTGTAATAATGTTTGTATCCTGAAGATTTGCCTCAGTCAGATTTGCCAAAGCGAATGACGCACTGTCCAGATCGGCACCCTCAAAGCTTGCTTCTGTCAAATTAGCAGACAAGAACAATGCATCTTTGCAGTTTGTCTCATTAAAGTTAGCACTCCACGCATTAGCGCATGAGAAATCTGTATTCTTTAAATTTGCGCCCTCGAAATTTGCACTAACAAGAACTGTATCTATAAAGCAAGCTCCCTCAAGGTCCGCACCTGCAAAGTTTGCTCCTGTCAGGTTTTGCCCTTTAAAGTTCCATCCCCTCAGGTCCATATTTGCGAAATTGTTGTTTAAAACCTCTTTTAAATCCTTTTTCATTTATCCTACCTCTCTCACCATCTTCCATCCTGCTCCCCTTGCAGGTCTTCTCCTTTGGCTTGCAAATTCCGCAGTCTGTACCTTAATTCGTTTAGCGATCCACTTATCAAAACCGACTGTATCAAAGATTATTGTCGAATTCGGTTTAGCCGGGTCCACCTTAGTTGCGAACATTTGCTTCGGATCTCTGTAGGCTTCCATCAGTAAAGGTATAGGAAATCCCATATTTTTTAGTTCTGACATTTTCATAATTTGTTTTGGAAACTCCATATCTACCTCCTTAAGGTATAAATTCAATATCTCTGACACCTTTTCTCTGCTTAAGTTCTCTAATCAGCTCTCTATCCGAAAATTTGTCTAAGCCTTCATCTTCATGATTTATAAGTTCTACCAACTCATGTGCCACTATTGAAACTTGTTCGGCTGTTCCTTCTTTAGTTAAACGCTCAATGTATCTGAGCAGTATCTTTTCTAGGGCTTCTTTGCTACTTTCTTTTTCATTCATATTTGTATATCCTCCTATTTAACTGGGACACTCCCCATAAATAACATTGGGTTGTTTTTGTTACCAAATTGTGACTGAATAAGCCTACCAAATTGTGACTGAATAAGCCTACCAACTTGTTCAGTGTCTGAGAGTTTGAGTTCAGGCTCAAGCTCTTTTAATTTGCGCTGAAACATTCTATCTATACCCACCTTTAGCATCTGCCAATCTCTGTAGGAAATCCCTTCTAAAGCTTCAGCATATTTAATCGCATTCTCTGTTTTCACTCTTCCCTCCTAACCTACCTTTTCTTCTACCTGCTTCCCTAAGAAAAGATTTACAAAATACACTTGTCCTTTTCCTGTTACCTTTGTGGTCTTTGTTACTCTTACACTTCCATCAGGATTGTTTATAGTACTTTCCTTTACCTCAAATAGACCTAATTCCATACTCTTTTGTGTAGGTAGGTTCTTACTGCTACCGGTCTTCATCAAAAAGCCTCTTTGTCTTAGTTCTTCAAACAGCCTCTTTTGTCCCGTATCATAGCCATTTTGTTTCAGTAGCTTTGCAAGGTCTCCTATCAGGATAGACGTATCACTTGCTGATACCGACTTAGCAAAGAGTGCCAAAGGTTGCATTTGTGCATTTTCAGCTTCTAAAGCTTTCCTTGCTTCCCTCTCTTCTTTTAGTGCCTTGAAAGCCGCTATGGCAATATCTGGGTTATCCAGTAGCTCTTCTTTAGCATATAAGCCGTGCTTGCGGATAGTCTTAAGAATTTGCTTTACTTCCCTCTTAAACTCTTTTGCTATAGGCTTCCTACTCTGCATAAGGACTTCGTACAGTCCGTCTTCGGTTAAGAACCACATTTCACGATTTTGACCTGACACAAACAATGTTTGTATCAGCTTTTCATTATCATCTACAGTTCTCATCATTGTTGAAATATCACTATGCTCAATCCATTCAGCAACATCTTTTGCTAAGAATAGTGGATTTTCAAAATCTCCATATACCCTGAATTCTTTTCCAAGGACTTCCCTCTGCTCTACTATTTTTATCTCTTTAATAAAATCACCTCCCTTTTAAATTCGCATATTATGCGACAAAATCGGCAAAAAAAATTGCATTCACATCTTCCATTGATAGATTTAAGACCTTTGATATTTTCTCAGCTTCACTTATTGTTAATGTATCGCCGTTTGAAGTAAGCTTTCTATACAGGGTTGTCCTGTCTATACCAATGGAAGAGGCTAATTGTGAGACATTTAGACCGTTCTCTACAATCTTTCCCTTTAGCTTATTAACGTTCATAGCTCTATTTCCTTTCTATCGCATTTCTGCGACAAGTTTATGATAAATCTTATTTATTTTTTTGTCAACACATTTTTTGCGTAATATGCGATTTTTTTTATTTTATAGGTTTTTAGTGTTGCATATTTGCAAATAAAGTTATATAATTACTCTATCCTAATATAAAAGGAGTACCGAAAATGACGATAGGAGAAAGAATAAAGCAAAGAAGAATGGAATTAGGTTTATCAGTTGATGAAGTCGCTGAGAAACTGGGTAAAAATAGAGCAACTGTTTATAGATATGAAAGTAATGAAATCGAAAATTTGCCCGTAGGAACATTAGAGCCTTTGGCAAAGATACTAGAAACTACTCCTGCTCAACTTATGGGGTGGGAGGATGAGGAGCAGGACGAAAATTATAGAAGAATATTCGCCCGTAATCTAAATAGATTTTTGGAAGTTAACGGAAAAAATCAAGCTGATATCGCTACACTATTGAATGTGTCACAAGCAGCGGTTTCAAATTGGTGCAAAGGAATAAAAATGCCTCGTATGGATAAGGTTCAAGCCTTAGCCGACTACTTCGGCATAAATAAATCGGATTTATTGGAAGACAAGGGAGTTCAGGAAGAAGATAAATCTTACTATATAGATGAGGATGCCAAAGAACTTGCACAGTTCCTTTTTGAAAATCCTGAATACAGGGTATTATTCGACGCAGCAAAAGATGTATCCGCTGACGATTTAGAAATGGTAAAGACAATTATAGATAAATTTAGAAAATAGGTGATATATGAAAAAACGCAAATTGACTAATGATAATTGCAGATATGTGTACCTCCCTGGACTGCCTTCAAAGGTTAGAGGCTTTGTTATGGAAGACGACGGGTATTATACTGTAGTGCTTAATCCTACATTGTCTGCTGAGACGAATAGAAAAACTAAAGCACATGAAGTAAAACACATACTGAGAAATGATTTTGATATAGATAGCTGTAACGCAGCAGAAAACGGTGTTAGAGAGTTGTAGAGTTTAGATGTAAATTTTAATATAAAAGAGGGAGGCGTTTTTAAAATGAGTTTTGAAGAACAATTACAGGAGTTCTCTAAAAAACTTGAGCATGCTAAAAATATTAAAACCGAAGAAGCAACAAAAATGACTCTGATTTTGCCATTCTTTCAGCTTTTAGGATATGATGTTTTTAATCCGATAGAATTTGTTCCTGAGTATACAGCTGATGTAGGTACCAAAAGGGGCGAAAAAGTTGACTATGCTATTATGAAAGATGGACAACCTATCATACTGATAGAAGCAAAATATGTAGGCGAAAAATTGAAAAAGCATACATCTCAACTGTATAGATATTTTTCTGTTACTCCGGCTAAGTTTGCAATTTTAACCAATGGAAAAGTTTACAAATTTTATAGTGACTTAGTAGAACCAAATAAGATGGACGAAAATCCTTTCCTTGAAGTAGATTTGTCAGATATTAAGCCGGCACAGTTAAACGAACTCCAAAAATTCTTAAAAGATGTATTTGATGTTGATTTAATACTTGGAGCAGCGTCAGAACTAAGATACATTGATGAATTTAAGTCTATTCTTCGCTATGAGTTCGAATATCCAAGTGATGAATTAGTAAGGTTTTTTCTAAAAGATTTATATGAAGGTGTAAAAACCAAAAATGTTGTGGACAAGTACCGCCCTATACTACATAAAGCAATGCAATTATACATTAACGGCGACACCGGCATAACTTTTAATTCATCACCTGAAGTTCCTTATTCGATTGAACAGTCTGACTGTTTAGACCCTATTTACTCTGATATCCTGCATAGGCTTGGATACGACATAGAAAATACCGAAAATAGTCAAAATGTAATAAAAGATAATGAAATAGTTGCAAAAGCCTATCTCTACAAGCATAAAAAGCAAATTTTTATGAAGTCAAACAGTGGCATCTTCTTTAAGAGATATGTTTTATATAATCTAAGCCCTAACAGTTTCGGAAAACTTTTTACTACAACATAATCGGTAAAGTAGTAGGTAGCTTCACACCGGTAGAAGCGTAGAAAAAGCTACACACAAATAATTTATATCCCAAGGAATTGTTGGATATAAAGTTATGAATTATTTGTGAACTTTTTGATTTTAATATTGATTTTTACCTGCTTTATGGTATTATGAATATACCAAAAGCCTTATTCGTTAAGGACACGGCCTTTTAAAGGAGAAAAGAACCTTATTTGTTAAGGTATGAGCAGGTATGTCATTTACGGCATACCTAATTTTTTTATTCAGGAGTTTTCCATGAAATATGATGTATATGGCATTTATCTAATTAACTTTAAAAACAACACTGGAGGAGAACTATCTGGCAACCATTACGCTGTAGTTCTGACAAATATACGCAAAGAGTGTAAAACATTTTTAGTGGCGCCTATCACAAGCAAAAAGCCTGGTAAGAAGTATAGGAACGGAATCACTATTAATTGCCTCAAATACCAACAAAATCCAACTAATGACAAGGCTTTCATCATGGTTGATAAAATAAGAGAAGTCTCAAAGTTTAGAGTCTATGGCGATAAACAGTATGACCTAGATTCTGATGATATAGCAAAGTTGAAAGAATCAATGGCGAAAGTTTTAAATTTGCAATAACACTGGTTCTTGTTTTAAACTTGACTAAACCTCGTTTTAAGATATTTTAAAACAAGTTTTTAAACAAGATAATAAAAAACCACCCGGATAACTGAGCAACTGAAACATACACAATGCTGTAGAGCTTAGAGGGAAGTTTTAAATTTATAGGAGAGTGTGAAATTGGAAGATATTAAAAGTAGACTTGTTGATAAAAGCATTGAAGCATTTATTTTAGGTTTAGAAATCTATAACAAACCAACTATCAGATATAGAATTGAGGGATTTCTATAACTTACAAGATAACGAAAGATACTGCTTTCAATTTGTATCTACTAGAAGATACTCTAGCCAATTAGTGGAGTTTGTTATAGAAGCTATAAAGAATGACTCAAATATTTTTTGTACTATTTTAAAGCATAAAAAAAGATAACCCCAGGCACATAGGAATTCTAAGCATTAAGCCTACTCCAATTCAGGAACCCAGTGTTCATCCTTCACAAGTTATCTTTTTATATATTCTATGTTGTATGCACTATTTTGTCAATACCAACAAAATAGTAAGCGTTTGAGTTTTAGCAGTGATTATGCTGCTATCCTAGAGATTTTTTATATTAAAAAAGAACCCCCATACGCCAATACGGAGATTCTCAAGGATTACTCACTTGCGTGAGCGTGCCTATGTACATTTTTTAAGCAACATAATTGTACCATTTAATCAGGCACCTTGCAAGGGGGTGTTATTTTTATACCCAAAAAGGAGGTACAGTATGGCAAAGGCTAAATACAGTAAAGGAAAAGACGGATATTTCAGAGCGAAAGTCTGGGATGGCACATACAATGCAGACGGATCCAAGCACAGAATAAATTTAATTTCCAAGAAATCCAGTGCAGACTTAGAGAAGAAAGTGAATACTTTTAAAGATAGAGTGGCCAAAAGAGAGTATGTATCTGTCTGCGATATATCTCTTTATGAGTATGCTCTGGAGTGGCTTGATACATATAAAGTTAATCGGTCAAGAAATACTTACCTGATGTATAAAAACATCATAGACAAGCATATAATCGACCTTGCGGATACACCTCTGCAGAGCCTTACACACTCAAGGCTACAAATCTTGATAAATGACAGATCCGACAGGCCACGCACATGCCAACAGCTCCTACTTACTCTTAGACAAGTATTAAAATCCGCTGCCAAATCCCAACTTATACCTATCAATGTATCTTATGAACTCTTTGACGGTTTGGAACTTCCAACATACAAGACCAAAGAAAAAAGAGCCCTTACCGATTTAGAGATTAAGGCTATAAAGACTGCAGATTTTACGGATAGAGAGAAATGTTTTGTATACTTGCTGTATGGCTGTGGTCTGCGAAGAGGTGAGGCCTTAGCACTTACTAAGTACGATATATCGCTTGAAAAGGCTGAGATAAGCGTAAATAAGTCCATGGCTTTTGATGTGAATAACTCTTATATAAAAGAAACCAAAACCGCCAGAGGGCAAAGGACTGTACCAATGCCTGGATATCTAAAAGACTTTTTAAAAGGCTATATTAAGACTGTAGACGGCTACCTAATCACTAAGGCAGACGGAGCTATGGCGACGCAATCAAGCTTTGATAGGATGTGGGAGCAAATCATAAAGAAAATGAACATTGCTGTAGGCGGTACTGATGAAGTCAAGGTTATTCACAACCTTACTCCACATATCTTCAGGCATAATTACTGTACCCGTCTTTGCTATCAAGTGCCGGCTATATCTACTAAAATGATTGCAAAGCTTTTAGGGGATACGGAAAGAATGGTATCAGAGGTATATAGCCACATTCTGGCAGAAAAAGAGCAAGTCAATGACTCCATAGAAAAGGCAATTTCTCTATAATTTTATTAGACATTTTTTAGACATCTTACTTTTAAAACCCTACTTTTAGACATTTTTAGACATCAAATCAGCTATAAAAATGCTTAATTTTACCCACCGCTAAAATAAAGAAAAGTGGCTCAAAGCCTTATAAATCAAGGTTTTCAGCCACTTTTTAAATATCGGAATGACAAGACTTGAACTTGCGACCTCTTGACCCCCAGTCAAGTGTGCTACCAAACTGCACCACATCCCGTAAAATATTAACATATTATTTATTATATAAAAGTTTTCATTATTTGCCAACAAGATTTTTTGATAAAATTTACATTTAGATAATATGCTAAAAGTTGACAAGCGTCGTAAATATTATATAATATTAATTAATAATTAGATTTATCTTTATAATTATTTATTAATAAATTTCGATATTATATTTTAAGGAGTTAAATATGAAGAAAAAACTTTATCTAGCATTATCCACTATTGCTCTCAGTACAGTGCTTATAATGCCTACATTTGCAGGAACATGGAAGCAAGACGATATAGGTTGGTGGTATGAAAGAGATGATAAAAGCTTCCCCAAATCCAACTGGGAGCAAGTAGATGGCTCTTGGTATTACTTTAATGAACAAGGATATATACTATATAATCAGTGGTTTGGAAATTATTATTTAGGACCTACAGGTGCCATGCTCACAAACACTACTATTGAAGGATATCAAATAGGAGCAGATGGTGCATATATACCAAATAATACTTCAACTGCTGTATCTACAAATACATCAACTGATACAACAGTTGTAAATAATAGAGCAACCGACTATATACTAAATAAAAATACACATGTATTTCACTATTCAAGTTGTACGTCTGTAAAAAAAATGAGTGAACGTAATAAAATACCTTTTAGCGGTACAAGGGAAGAGGCTATTTCAAAAAATTATAGACCTTGTCAAATTTGTAATCCCTAACATATATAATACATTATTTCGATAATGCACTTTAAAGACTATATATTCTACTAAATTAAGATATATAGTCTTTTTGTATCGTCAATCTCATATCTTTCATTATTTACTAATTATTCATTCTTGATACATATCTTAGTCTATATATGTTTACAATAAATTATTTTTATATTATTGTATATTTAATCAGCAATATTTTCTGCAAATATATACAAGGAGGTTATAATGGCAAATATTGTGGACTATGTAAAATGGCGTGGGGATTTATCCTTTAATATCTCTCCCTTTAATGAACTTGATAATGCAGTTTTTTCATTATTCTCCTATCTTAATTTGAAAGATTTACAACTAGAGATAAATAAAAATGGAATTTCTTTGGAAGATACCGGCCACTATTTAATAACCCATGGCTATCATTATGGATATATGAGTGAAATAACTGCCGATTTTTTAGATGCTCTTTCCTCTTCAAATAGATTTAAAAATGTTTTGATACTTGATTATGCAGATTTATATCATGAAAAGAAATATCAATTTTCTTCAACAGGATTTTTATATAATGACAATCAAATGTACCTTGCATTTAGAGGAACTGATGACAGTATTATTGCTTGGAAAGAAGACTTTATGATGAGTTTTTCTGTTATTCCGGCACAAAGATTTGCTCTCAGTTTTCTAAAGAAAGTTATTGCTAAGCATCCAAATACCAACTTTATAGTAGGTGGTCATAGTAAGGGTGGGAATTTAGCTATTTACTCTAGTGCTATGTGTAGTGAGGTATTTCAAAATAAAATTAACACTATCTATAACAATGATGGTCCTGATCTTTGTGATGAGGTAATCAATACTGATGTGATGAAGGCTATAAAGGATAAGATTATAAAAATAGTTCCTGACTTTTGTATAGTAGGTATGATTTTCAATAATACAGAGAATATAAAAGTTGTAAAAGCAGATAATCTGGCCTTCTTACAGCATGATATATTAAACTGGAAATGCATTGGAACAAGCTTTGAGGCTGTTTCAAATGTAAATAAAGATGCCAATAAGTTTAATCATCTATTAGATAAAATATTGGAAAATACTGATTTAAGCAAACGGCAGGAATACGTCAACAATTTCTTTGACAAAATAATAGATACCGGCACAACCAGATTGCCTTGGGGTAATAATAATCATATGACTTAAATAATAGAAAAGGGATTGTCGGGAAATAAGTAATTTTACTTCCCTCAGAACGAAATAGAAATATCCTGACAAATACAAGGCGTTTTGGCTTTGCGACTTTGTCAGGATATTTTACTTTTCTATAA